CCTCTTGACATCCGCGGCCGCTTTCGTTAGATAGCACTTCTGCCTTGCGTCCCCATCGTCTAGCCCGGTCCAGGACACCGGCCTTTCACGCCGGCAACACCGGTTCAAATCCGGTTGGGGACGCCAATACTTAGATCAATTAGAAGACTCGTCGTGGTACCGCTCCGTGGTACCGGGCGAGTCTTTCACTTTACTTTCACCCAATAGTCCCATCACACCCGCGAGATCCGTATTGATCCGGTGAATGTATCTTTCGGTCGTTGCAATCGCCTTGTGACGGAGTATGCGTTGTATCGTCTTGGCGCTGACCTTGTGCTTGTCGGCCAGGATGGACGCCACGTATCTTCTGAGGGCATGAAAACCGAATGTCCGCACCTTCGCCCGCTCGCACAGACCGGCCAGAAACCGGCGTCTGAATGTGTACGTTCTTCCGATATACGGACCCTCCTCGATCACCCACACATGCGGACTATCCTTGCATTTCCGGTTCTTCCAGACCCACATGAGCGAATCATGGAGTTGGTCGTTCATGGGCAGTTCCTCGTAGATCAGGCTGCCATCGACGCTCTTGCGGGTCCCCAAACGGATTTCCCGCCGCTCGAAATTCACATCGTCCCACTTGAGCCGAAAGATCTCGCCGCGTCGGGCTCCCGTGCATAAATAGCAATCCAGGAAAGCGCGTTCCCTCCTGGTTGCGATAGCGAGAATCTTGAGTATGTCGGATTCGGGGGGGGTATACTGCGGGGCTCGGTCATGCGGGAGACGGTCTATCCTGGCGACCGGGTTGCTGGGTATATCGTAGATTTTTTGTGTCCATCTCCAGAAGGCCATCAGGTTCTTGCGGTCCCGGTTCGCCTTGTTGTTGCTGATCGATTCGGCTGACGATATGAGAAAATCATGCAGGTCTTTCGGGGTGATTTCCTCGAGGAGCTTGTTCCCCACCCGGTTCATGAAGCGCTTGCCGAGCGTCTTTTTTTCGACGTGCGTGGTCCTTGAGTACCTCAACTCGGCGTAATCCAGGTAGCAATTGTAGACTGTCGAAAAGACCATGACGGTTTGGGTCTTTTCCGTCAGCCTCTTTCGCTCCGTGATTTCCCAGGAGCAGGCGTCTCTTCTTCCCTCCGCCGTCAGCGGGAAGGCTTCGGTGTACCTCTTGCCCGCTATCTTTACCACCGCCCGCCACTTTCCTCTGTCCTTGTAAGGCATAGTCCAGCCCCTCCTCGGTCAGAAACACCTTCCCGCCAATTCGCACCCCTCCAAGGGCTTCGGCGTGATCGTACACCCACCTGACGGAGACTTGCAACCGGCTTGCGACTTCCTGGGGCGTGAGCACAGTCATGGATTAATTAACCTCTATCATGTCGCGGGGTGCGACATCCGTGCCTTCAATTCCTTGATTTTGAGCCTGAGTTCTTTATTCTTCTTCTGCAATTTCAAACGCTTCGTGCGCTCGACGTTTCATTCGGCCATGGTATCATCGTAGTAGAACAGGTTATGGTACCCAATGTCCGATAGTGTAAATTCTCCACAGCCATGACGCCGCCCCGTTTTTTCTCCCTCTTTGCGGGAAACGCCGACACATCCCCCAGGAAGACTCTGAAGTCAGCGACTCAGGGGCCCAGTGTCTACAGAACTCACACCACATTGGCCTATCCCTCCTATTCCCGTCTTATAATCCCGCCCCACCGATAAACGGGCGCGGCGCGCGGCATTCTATTTCGGCCTCTCATATATTTTCACGGCCTGGAGCAGCGCGTGGTAATCCACGCACCAGTAACTGATCATCCGCCGCATGAGACCCGCCTGTTCGCCCTTCGCCCACAGGCCCACTATCGGAACGCCGGCGCCCCAGGCCGCTCCGACCTCGGCCCAGGCGTCCGTTCCGGAGGGTCCGATATAGACAACCAAGTCGGACGTCGTTGCGGCCCTGGTATCGTATTCGAATTTCCTTCGCCCGTCCTCGGATGCGATCCACTCCTCCACGTCGAACCTGAGCCCATCACGGCCCTCGACTTCAACGGCGGCCTCGACGAACGATATCACTTCGTGCCCCTGCTCGCGTAGCCTGTCGGTCAACATCTCAACGGCGTGTTGGTTGCGCCACGAGGACGCGATGTAGATTCTCATTCCCGAATCCTCCGTATTGCCCATCGCGACGTATTGACACGGAACCCGTCCTCGAATTCCACGAGGACGGAATTGGTGCGCCTAACGCGCAGCAGCACCCGGCATCTTTGACCGCGGCGCTCGGGCAGGCGGGAGCGGAAGTGCCAAACGTAGGTATGGGCCATCCTACTATCCCTCTTGCGCCACTCGGACCGGTTTGCCGGTGGCGCGTTGGATTTCTCTCTGGAACATCTCAGCGTCGCTGTTGTCCGCAGACAGGTGAATCAAGATGATTTCCCGCACCTGTGTCAGGTCGTTTGCCGCCAGGAATTTGATGACCTGCTCGAGACTCATGTGGGACCGAAGCAGCCGCCGTCTGACGGCCGGGTCCAGGTCGGGGGAGAGCGTCTGCTTGCTGTAGTTGCACTCGATCATGATATGTGTCAGTCCCCTGAACCGATGCCGGACGTAGAACGAATCCGTCAGGAAGAGGAGTTTCTCTTCGCCGGAGGCCAAAACGAAACCCATACTTCCCGGGCAATCGTGCTGTGTTGGGAAGGCGATTACTTGCCATGTCCCGATGGCGAACGCTTTGAGCGGTTCGACGATGTGCAGGCGATGGCTGGACAGTCCGAGCGCCTTGGCGGTTTGTTTCGATGCGTAGACATCGGTTCCGTATCGCATCAGTTCCTCGGCCCCTCGCGAGTGATCCAGGTGTGAATGAGACACGAGGCAACCCGCTATCTTTGAAAGCCCGAAGTTCAGCAGACGTTTGATATGTGTCAGGCGCAAACCGCACTCGATGAGGAGCGGGGTCTTTCCGTCCGAGACCCTATAGAGATTGCCGGAGCTGCTGCTTGCAAAACAGTCGATCTGCATGACGTTTCATCCTTGCCTTGTACGCCGCGGGCCTTCGCCAAACCGCCGCGAGCTCGTGCATCGCCCGGTCGCCGTATTTCGGATCATCCGGACCGCGGTAGACCATGGCATACGGCAGGAAATCCAGGTCATAGACGGCTTCCAACCGCTTCTCGGCTTCCTGGAGCGTCTCCCCGTGGTAGCCGATCAGCACGTAGCAGCGCTTCTTCTCCCGGCTGAATCCCGTCAGCAATTGCGCGACGCGCTCCAGGTGCGGGAGACCTTCCCGGGTGTCGCAGGCGAACCAGGCGAATTTGAGTCGAATGGTCTTGAGCAGTTCGGCATGGAACTGCAAGAACAGGCGTGCATCGAGACCGCCCGAGAACCGAATGGGTTGCGGCTGCCGCCGGAGCATTTCAAACACTCGCTCGAGATGAGGATACGTACAGGCGAGCAGATTGTTGTCCGCGACGTCCCAGCCGTCCACGATCGGCAGCTCCCGGATCGTTTTTCCTTCCCGCTGCGGCACCAGGCAAAACCCGCACGACCGAATGCAGCCCCGGCTCGTGATCGTGACGCCCGCCTTCACAAACCGGCCGGGAACGAATTCCCCGCCGGGGTCGCCGTAGGCCGGGCCGCCGACCTGGACGTCGGAATAGAACCGCGACCATGACCGGCCAAGGCGTTCAGCCTCCGGCCGGTCCCAGGTGAAGGCGCACGATACCCGCACCGGCTGCTCGCTGGGCCGCCAAAGGGGCGGGTCCCCGACAAACGATAGTTCGTCGGTCGGTGTCCATTTCGTTCGGCGCGGAAAGACCCGGATCATCAGAAATCCGGCTGCCAGCCCGGCGCCTGCCGGGGCTGAGCGTTCTGCGCCGCTTGCGGCGACGGGCCGCCGTTGACCGGAGCAGGCTGTTCCGCCGCGGGTTCGGGATCGACGTCGATCACCTCGCCCTTATTGGCGTTCCGGCTGATTTCCTCTTCGACCTCGGCTTCCTGGCGCCGGAATGCGGCCTCGGCTTCGGCCGTTTCCACTTCGGCATAGGCCCGGCCCACCTTTTCGGGATCGACAATCAGTTTGTCGGTCACACGGTGAACCAGAGTCTTGTAGCGCATTTCGGCCGGGTTCTTGGTCCAGAAGTCCTTGCTCCCGGCGAGCTTCTCCGACCTCTCGAAGTCCTTTGCGGTGACGATGATGAGGCGGTTCTTGCGCGAGTCCTCGTACATGATGTAGCCGAACCCGCCGACGATCTCTCCCCGGTCGAACGGATTCACGATTTCGAATTCGTAGGATTCGGTCGGGTTGTTCGCGGCCCGCTTCAGGGCCTTGAATTTGTCCTTGGAATAGACAAGCTCGTAGATGATATCGAGGGGCTTTTCGACGGCCACTTCCCGCCTGTAGTAGTCCTTGCCGACGTAGCCGATGCGTAGATCCAGGTCGTACTTCTTAAGGCGCCCGTTGAAGTACGGAATGGGATGGATGGAGTTCGGGATGAGCGCGTCGAGCCCGAGCTCGATCCGGTGCATGGCGTCGATCGCCAGCTTGTTCACGTTCACGTTCTGCCAGACGAACGGGAGCTTGTTGTTCTGGTTGGCGTCCAGGCGCTTGGCCTCGTATGTGGACAGGGCCACGTCGATCTTGATGAACAGGTGCTGCGCCAGGCGCTTCTGTTGGGGCGTCAGTTCCATGGCGCCGCCCATCTGGGCTCCGAATTCCCGAACGACCATCGCGGTGAAACGCTCGGAGTACGTCGGCTCCCGCGTTGCCGCCGCCTTGCTGCTCTCAGGCTGCTTTTCGCTCATTTCCGTCCTCCACTTCGATTCTCAGGGCTTTGTCTTCGCTCACCACCAGGCGGATCTGCTGGCCGGCGGTCCGATACAACCGATTCACGGCTTCCGCGTTGTCGATGAAGACCGGGATCCGGATGCCGTAAAATTCAGAGAGGGTCTCGCAGATATCGAGACCCGCGTTGATCCGCATGCCGTTGTTCAAGGAGTTGTAGGGGACGCCGTTGACCTGGACTTCGGCGCATTCCTCGATTTCGCCGTTGATGAGGGTGCGGAAGAGAACGAACCGGGCCACTTTGAACCTGCAATTGATGCGCTCGGTCAGCAGTTCGACCTTGCGCACGATGAATCTCTCGCACAGGTACAGTTCCCCTTCGAGCTTCTCGTATTCCTCGCCCAGGGCCTTTTCCCGCGCCTCCAGTTCCCGAATCCGGGCTTCGGTATTGGCGCAGGCCTCGATGGCCGCCAGCTCCTTTTCTCTTCCCCGGATTTGCTCGTCGATCTCCCCGATGTCCGCCTCGACTTCGGCCAGGGCGTCCCGATTACCGAACTGCAGCTCGGAGACGGCGCTTTCCAGGGCGGCTTTGCGTTCGAGCAGACCCCGCCGTTCGTCGTCTTCCCCCGGGGCCGGGGCGGGGACCGAGGTTTCCGCCGACCGAATTTGTGCGTCGAGGGCGGCGATGTCCGCTTCCACGGCATCGACGGCGTCCGCTGTTTCACGGGTCTTGGTCCGCCCCTCCTCGGTTTTTGCGACGAGATCCGCGACTTCGGCCTTGCGGGCCCTTCCCCTGGCGGAGATCTCGGTCAGCGCTCCAGCCTTTTTCTCGTTGAAATCAGCCAACGCCTTGGCCCTCGCGGCCTCGACCCGCTCGGCGGGAAGGTCCTGCCCGCAGGCGGGGCAGACCAGCTCCGGCGCGTACTCGAACGTTTCGGCGTTGGTCTTGATCCCCAGGGCTCTGAGAGCTTCCAGCGCGGCGTTGCCTTCCTCGATGAGGGCGGCGGTCCGCTCGATCGCGCTCTGCAGCCCGGCCAGGTCGGCGCGGTGCCTGGAGAGGGCTTCGAGCAGCCCGCCCTTTCGATTCCGCATCGCTTGCATCGCGGCGTCGGCGGCCGAGGCCCTCCGGTTGGAAAGCGCGATCAATTGGGCGTCGATCTCGGCCAGTTCCTTGTTCGTCCGCGCGATCTCGCCGCCGGTCGCAAGGCGGGACCGCTCGGCCTCCTTTTCGGCGCGCTCGGTGCGCAGCTGCGCCAGGACGGACCGGATGGTTTTGGGGTCCGCGGCGTCCGACGGCAGGGTCCCCCGCAGCTCGGAAATCCTCACCGGGACCTGTTCGAGTTCCCGGTTGATCTCCGTGCGTCGGGCCGCGATCACTTTGCGGTGTTCGTCGAGTTTTCGTTTGCCGAGAATGTCCGGCAGGCCGGATAGTTCATCGGAGCTTTCGATGATCTGCGCGTCCGTCAAATCCCCGCAGACTTCGAGGAGGATGCGCCGGCGGTCCTGCCATTTGAGGTGTTCGCTGAAGTGCCTGGGGTTCGTCAGGAGCCTGAAGGTTTCCTCCGGTGCGATTGAGGCAACCCGAGCAAGATAATCCCGCTGGTTCACGGGCACTCCGTCGATCCAATGGTCCACCGTGTGGCCGGTGAACTCCTGCTGCCGGGAGCCGCGTCTTTTGGTCCACTTCTCGGTCAGACGCTTCTTGAGAGCGACCTGGTTGGTTCCGTCCGTCATGACGGCCGTCACTTCGTGTTCGAGATTGTGCTCGGGTTCTCCGGTTTCGGTCAGGGATTTGATTTCGAAATTGGCCTGATTCAGCGAGTCCTTTCCGAAAAGCAACCAGAGAAAGCCGTCCATGATCGTCGTCTTGCCGGTCGCATTGGCCCCGTAGATGGAGATGTTGCAGCCGTCCGGCTCCAGGGTGAAATCCCGGAGCCCCTTGAAATTTTTGAGTCTGAGCTTTTTGAGCTTCATTGATCCCTCCGAATGTTATATGTTTTTCCCGGAGTTTTTCTGAGCAGGGCCCCTCATCCCGGTCGCGCGGGAGAGGGGCCGTTTCTATTCGGCGCCCTGTTTGCCGGGAACGTCCTCACGCTCTTGCCATGGGAAGCGATTCAGATTCTTGCTCGTTCGTTCGAGCTGTGTTCCGCAGCGCGGGCAACGGGCATCCCGCAGACGCCGGGGACGATAGAATCGATAGGCGATTTTGCATTTTTCGCATTTGCCCTGGGGCATCTCATTTCCCTCCATCGCAATCCGTGAACCGAACAAGCACCCAAAACTGGCCGTCCAAGTCCACGAACGGGCCCCCGAGGATGCTGAAGTTCCGTTCCCCTTCATGGGCACGCTTGTTCAGTTCCTCCTCGTTGAGATAGGCATAGATCGGCGCGGGCTTGGGTTCCTCGGGGGGCGGTTCCGGTCGCAACCAGTCGGACAAGCGAAGCGACCCGAGCGAATCCGTGTCTTGGATGAGCCTGAAAACGTCCGACCAGTAGTTGATGATCCGGGAAATGACGGGCTTGAACACTCTCTCGAGCAGCTCCGGGTCTTCGAGATCTTTGTCCCAGGCTGGAGAACCGTAAAGCGAACGGTTCCAGCCATAGTCGGTCACATAGCTCTCGTATCCCCAAAACTCCAGGTTTCCGCATACCCAAGCGCCGTCTTTGAGATCTTGCCTCTGAACGACGATCCCGAGTCTGTCGCGGAGCAGCAAAATCGTGACATCTTCCTTTTTCTTCAATGCTTCCGCGGCCTCCTGTCGCTCCCTGGTTTCGACGCGCTTGAGCGCCGCCTCTTCTTCCTCGAAAGCTTTCTTTTTCAGTTCCTCGTAATCCATGGGGCATTCCTCTCCTTTCATTTCTGCTCTTGCATCATGAGAATGGTGTTCTGCCAGGTCACGGGTTCCGCGCGGTCCGAATCGGGGAGCGGGCCGCGGTGGATGCGCTTCGCCACATCATCCGCCGTCATGCTCCGGTGACAGACCATGCAGACGTGGATGCCGTCCGCCCCCTTGACGACGGTGTCCGTCCCGTGCTCCGGGCATGCCAGATGGTAGTGGAGGATCGTCTTTTCGCGGGTCTTCGGGTCGTACCGTCCGCTGGCCTTGAGCAGACCGTGGCGGGGGCATTCGTAGACCCCGGTGAAGTTCAACCGAGATGGGATCTCCGCCTCCCATGACTTGAAGACATGGAAACCACATCCCTCGACCGGGCATTTCATGACTCAGCCCTCCTTTCTCATCGCGGCCTCGATGTCGAGCCGCCGGCCTCGACGCTCCGCCAGGGCCTGGAAGAAGCCCGGGAGCAAGAACGCCAGGGCGGTGCCGAATGCGGCACCAAGGCCAAACGAGACCCAATAGACTTGAGATGACATAAGTCTTTCCCTACGTGAAAAGCGGGTTCCGTAGTGTGTGATCTACTCTCGCGGACTCTTTGAGGCGGTCCCACGCCTGGCACCGTAGCCGTTCATTTTCCGGCCATCGGCTCGTTAGGCCCCGGAGGGCGCCTGATCCGAAAAGGGAACGGGCTGAAGATTCATCTTGTCCCCGCGTGCGGGTCGCACCAAACGTGCCCGGCAGGGAGTTTGATTTTGCCTTTAGGGTATCGCGTATTTCGCCACTTGTCAATAATTGAATATGGCGAAATACGCCACTTTTGGTTGGGGAAAGGAGAAAAAACTAGATCTTTTTCGGGAAAAAGTGTAGCGTATTCCGCAACAGCATGTTCATGAGACTGCCGGGTCATCCCACATTTTTTCCTGGAAAACCTTCAATCAAGTCATAGGAGGGAACTCATGTCGGTGCATTCGGATGCAGTACGTCGACACAGCTACTCGTGCGCCGGTGAATTGATCGCGTCGATCCCCGCGCTTTTGCGGGGTGAGCGAGTGGACATTGTTCACGACTGCAAGTATCGAGATGGGAGAATAGCCGAGGAATGGATGATCTATGTCGTCGACCAAGCTATTTCGTCACGAGATGCTACTCTTGAGGGGGCTTTCCGGAAAGTGGTTGCAAGACTTTCTCATCCGTGACGTGGCTTTGAACGTGATGGCACAAATCGGCAATGGAAATTCCCAAAAATTCAGCCATTAGATAGGCCTCGGAAAACCGTAGTTTTTGGGGCTTCTTTTTATCCTGAAGCGCACTGAGACGCCGCAGCGCGTTGTTTGGCGTCTTTCCTGGGAATACAGCCATCGCTAGGGCAGTTTTGGTTTTACGGAGCTTAAGAGAGTACTGGATCGATATTTCAACGAGTTTCCTTCCAAAAAAATCTGCTTTCGCTTCCGGCCCTGCGCTGGGAGCCGCAGCAGACAAATCCGCACCCCGAGATTTCCTTGCCATGATGTTGCCTCCTCTTTGAGTTTCTTTATTCCTTACGATGGATGCGCGAAATTCGCAACTAGCGTTAAACGCGATCTAAAACACCTTGACACTCGCGTTATTCGCCACTTAGAATGATGAAAATCATATTGAGGAAATCCCATGCAAACGGACGAGACCCGACAACTTTTCACGCGCCTGGAAACCACTTTCGGTGGACACCATAAGGCTGCCAACGCCTTGGGTATCTCAAATCGGACTTACTACGACTGGAGAAAACGAGGATTCAAATCGGCCAAAAAATGGAAGCCGGCCATTCTCCTTATGTACGATGTATTGAAAAAAGCCCCCGATACACCGGCATACTCATCCAGCTGTGTGAGCTCTTCTCCTGTCATAGACAACCAAGAACACAACGCCGCACCGAGGCAAAGTGTATACCCCGAATCGCGTGTATCGGGGGCCCGGGGATAGCCCCGGAAGCAAAGGAGGGCGCACGTCAGCCCGGAAAAGCGACGAGGCGGCCGGGAGAGACCGGCACCGTCCCTCATTTGAAATGGCATCCGCAGAGAAAGGTATCGCCATGGCACCGAAGAACGGGAATGGTGGTAAGGCAGAACAACTGACTCTGTATCCGTCGAGTTCCCTGGTGGAATTGCTCGATTGGATTCGCCAGGAACAGGTGAAGAAAGTTGATCGAATCGACATCATCACCGAAGCCCTTGAAATTTACATCCACAAATATGTTCTCGAAAATCGGCCCGACCTTGCCAAGCAGACCTGCATCGTTCGCAAGCAGGCGTTTTTCACTCAATTATTGGATGCGATCACAAAGGAATCCACGGGGTAAAAACTTTTTGCACCTTAACGCACCTTTTTGCACCTTTTTACAGGGTGCAAAAAATTGGAATTACCAAGTGACTGAATTAGCAGAGATTTTATCGGAAGGCGACGAAGGTGTGTGCAGCGAAAATTCAGCACACACGGCTGTGTGTGCAAGGTGCTCGCACGGTCCCGGATCATGGACAACAATTGGAATCAAAGGAGTGAAGAGATGAAGAAGCATTCCGAAATCTTGGCGAAGATGGAAGCATGCCTTACGGGGGGAATCACCGTGATCGAGGCGGGGCAGGTTCGCGTCATGACTGTGACCAAGGACGAATTCCAGCACATTCCGGCGTTCAAGGTGGAACCCGGGGACTACGGCGTCGTGGAAGTGAAGCTGCTCGTTCCTTTGACGGATTAGGACTTCCTGGTCACGGATACCGTTTCTTTCCGTCCGGTTAACGAAACCTTGGTCATCTTATTGGATGAGACGGTAACGGTATCCCCTGGAAGCCAAAACATCGAGGTGGACACGTCGAATAAACCGACTTCCCATTTTGAGGAGTCATCGAGGGTGATGAGTTTTCCGGAGTTCTCAATTTTGCGAATGGAATTCGACATGATGCTTTCTCCTTCCTGCCACCTTGCTGGAGGCAACATCCCATGGGCCTAAAACCTCACCGCCTGCAGGACGTGCGCATCAAGGTGGCGCTTATCGAAAAGGGCCTGGTGCAGCGCGAGGCCGCCGCTAAGCTCGGGATGGTGGTTTCAAGCTTCAACATGAAGCTGCGCGGCGAGCGCCCGTTCACCGACAAAGAAAAGCAAAAGCTGGCGGCGGTTCTCGGCAAACCGGTGGAATACTTGTTTTCCGACACTGACCCTCACGATCCATCAATCACCTCGGGAGAAAATGAAGATGAACGAGCAAACCTTCCCTAAAGGGACCATCGTTAAACTGTATGGAATCCCCTATGAACTGGTGAAAGACACCAAAGTCATCGGCATACCTGTGTCGAAAGTCGAAGAGGTCAAGCCGGATCAATCAGATCGGGCGGATCTCAAAGGTTGTCTTTCAACCATTTAGAACCTTCGTCTGAGAAGCCGGTCCAGGCGGCTTCTCCTACTAGTTTTACAATTAGAAGCTCATCGTTTTTGTCGATGTGCTGTGCCAATTGGTCTCTGATTTGTTCGGATGTTTTGCTGGATACGACGATCCACGTTGAATCCAAATGATGCCACCAAGCTCCAAAGCTCTTTATTGATTCAAAAAGTTCTGGATAGTTTTTGCCTGGTCGGTTGAGGTCGTAGCAAATCATGAATGAAGGCATGGCTTCCTCCTCACAAGCGGATAAACATTAGTGAAGGATACGTCATATGGCCTGCTTCATTCATACCATCGCAGAACAAAATACACAATAGCAAGGAAACTGGCACCCATGAGTCCTTGCCTGATCTGCAAGCGCAAACCACCCATAAAGGGATTCAGGCTCTGCCCTGACTGCTTCCGCCTCGACACGTTCAGGGTCAGGGAATCCGAGCCGGAAGATATCCACCCGCAAGAATCCCAAGAGGAGGAGAAGCCCATGCCCCCTGCCCCCGATCCGCCCAATTTCAGAACAATGTCAAAGCATGAGTTGTGGACCGGCACGGTATGCGGCTGCACGAAGCCCCGTAGCGAGTTTTACGATTCCTGGGGCGGCAAGTGCAAGGAGTGCCGGAAAAAGGACGATCAAGAGCGACGGCTCGAACGACGACAAGGAGAACCCGTGAAGAAGGCGCCAGTGAAGCACGAGAAGCAATCGACCAATCAACCGCCGCCCAAGCGGCCCTCCCCTCCTCCCGAAAACGAAAATCCCGAACCGAAACTGCCCTACGCGTGCCCGACGCACGGCCCCCACGCCGGATTCGTCGTGGGGGGCAACCCCACGAAATCCTGCCCGGTCTGCGTCAAGGAGAAGCGCGACGCGAGCCTCCGGCGGAGCTTCGAGGTTCAGATCAAGATCGACTTGTCCGGGAAGCCTTTTTTGTATTCCGTGCTCGAGGCCGTCGCCAGGGAAGCCGGGATGACTCCGGCGGACTGGATTCTCTCCCGAGCCGTGGCGTCGATCCATCCCGATTTCTTCAAGGGCGCGGTCATGCAAAGCCTGCAAAAGCCATAGGAAAAATCTATAGAAAGGAAGTCGGCGAGATGAAAAAAACACTTCATATCGTGGAACGCGAAACCTCCCGGGCGGACCTTGATTGGGAAGGACTCGATGCCCGGATCCCCGAATGCCCGGTTTTCACCCAGGCCGAGCCCGATGAGGAATGGTACCGCCGCCAGCACGAGAAGGACCTGCAAAGAAAACCGGTAAACCCGCCTCAGCCTCCGCAACGCCGAGCAATTCAGATCGAGATGTTCAAAGACTCCCAGGACGTGGTTTTCGAATCGGATGGCAGATTCGAATCCTTCCAGGTGAAGCCGGACCCGAAAGAAGGGGGTGTGATCGGAAAGGTTGTGCTCACCGTGGATAGCTCGAATCCTTATCGGGATCTCGCGCCGCTTCTCAAACTGCAGGACCAGTTCATGCGGATTCTGGTCGCAAGCACCGGGGTCAGCGCGAAAGACCTCGATTGACGAGATAGGGGGTGGGGCATGCGAGCGCGGAATCTTAAACCCGGCTTTTTCAAAAACGAGGTTCTCGCGGACATCCGCCGTCCTTGGGGGCGGCTTCTGTTCGCCGGGCTTTCCCTGCTGGCCGATCGCGAGGGCCGTCTCGAGGACCGACCGCGACGAATCCAGGCGGAGATTTTCCCCTACGATCCGGACTGCCCCGACGTCGATGAAACGCTTTCCCTGCTCGAATCGTCGCCCGAACGGTTCATCATCCGGTACGAGGTAAACGGCCGGCGGTACATTCAGATCACCAACTTCAAAGTGCACAACTTCCCACACCACACCGAAAAGGCATCCGTGATTCCACCGGTCGAATCACGGACCGACACCGTGAACTCACCGTTAATTCACCGTGAACTCACGGCGGACTCACCGTTAGATAACGGTGGAAATCCTCCCTCGCGCGCGCGCGTTCTGAATCCTGAATCACTGAATCCTGAATATTGCGTACCTAACGGTACGCTGTCGGGCAAACTGCCCGACGACGCGCCGGCCACGCCTCCTTTCGCCGAGATCATCGCATACTTCAACGCCAAAACCGGAAAGCGGTACCGCGCGAACACGCAAGCAACCAAAAGGCATATCAAGGCTCGATGGTCCGAAGGATGGAGAATCGAAGACTTCAAGCGGGTCATCGACGTCAAATGCGAGAAGTGGGCAACGGATCCGAAGATGATCGATTTCCTTCGGCCGGAAACGCTGTTCGGAACGAAATTCGAGTCCTATCTCAACGAAACGAAATGCAGGGACGGCCCCCGCTACGATCCGAACAAGCCGGACTGGGTCCGCGAACTCGAGAAAGGAGGCGGCCGGTGAAATTGTCCGAGTTCAGGCAATTCGTAAAGAACCTGTGCGACTACAACCAGCGGCAATATCCCTCAAGAGAGTCGGTGGACCTCTGGTACGAGGACGTAAAGCAGATTCCGGCCACGGAGCTGCCCGCCGTTTTCAACGTGCTTAAACGCCAGGAATATCCGCGCAACGTGGCGACGGCGGTTCTGAACGTTCGGGCCGACAAGGCCAGAAGCGCGGGAAACGGGCGTTGGCAACCCGGCGATGCCGATCATGCCGAAAAGGACCGGTTCGACGAGGCGAGGCGGCGCTTCGGGGCGTTGCACCCAGACGAGCGGCGGCGCCTGATGGTCCAGGTGGCGAGGGATTACGGGGTTCAGGGACATTTTGCGGCGCTTGAGGCCCTGATCCGCCTCGGGGCGATCTGGCGCATGGCGAAGCCGACGGGAGGTTTGCGGGATGATAAAGGTGGCTGAGTTCAAAAAGGCCGTCATTTCCAAGTTCGCGCTCAAGACGGGCAAGATGGGCGAGAGCATCGGCGTCATTACCATTGAGGTCGAGGCGCAGGACCCCGACAAGGAGTTCGCGCCCGTCATGGCTCTGCACATGATCAAATGCGAGGTGTTGATCCAGGAAAAGGAGACGAAATAATGGCGACCGCGCGAGCGATGCACAAACCCGAAACACCCGAAACCGCTTTTCGGAAGGCCGCGATTCGGTATCTCATGACCCGCTTCCAGGGGCATATCTGGCACATGCGCACGGTCGCCGGCATCGCGGTGAGGGACCGCCTGGACGATCATTTCATCATCCGGGGGATACCGGTGCAAATCGAGTTCAAGCGGCCCGACGGCCAGTGGAGCACGAATTCGAAGCGCGTCCAGGGCCAGGTGAAGGAAATCGAAAAGGTGATTCGTGCCGGCGGCCGGGCCGGATTCGTCGATTCGTGGGAGAGCCTGCAGGCGCTGATCGAGGGCATCGAACCCGTGCAGTTGGGGATGCTCGGGTGAACACGACCATGTGCCGGATACGCATGACGGCGTTCCGTGCGGGTAAAATGGGAAACGGAAAAGCAGCCCCCCGGCGGAAGGCACGGCTCGAATCGCGACAAGGAGGGGACCGGTGAGTTCAACGAGCCAATCGATGCTTTGCCCGCACTGCAGGTCCCCGATCGGCAGCCCGATTCTCACCGGCCTGGGAATGATCGCCGGGTTCACCAACCGCTCCCGGGATACGGTCCGGAAGTGGATCAAGGAGCGCGACTTCCCCGCCGTGCAGCTCGACGGAGTTTGGACTTCAGATATGCAGTCGGTGGTTCAGTGGCACCAGCGGCAAATCGGAGCTCAGCAAGGGCGGCTGTAGAATCTGCAAAAAGGCCAAGTTCCTGTCTCAAGTTCTTCCCAAAGCGCACACTGCGCCATTTACCTGTTCTTGCGAAACAAGTAACCGTGCACATTTAGGTGCTTAGAGTCCCGACCGTGCAAGCATGGACCGGGGACATCTTTGGCGTGCCCAGGGCGAGCAGGATCCTCGTCTTGACATCCCTTGTCCATAATTTCGAAACTTATCTTTTTGTCCTTTTCCAATCCCTCGAAACTAAACACCCCGTCTTTGAGCACGCCCTTCCTTCTTGGATTTTTCGAACTCGGGCTGATACCACGATCTTTGCTTCCAGTGTGAGTGTAGAAGCATGATCCATCTGCTTGAATATCAATGGTGCCTCGAACACCCACGGGAGGGGATCGCATCATGTTGATCCATGGCCCCTCCCATACACCTTCAAAATCCTTGATCGTTGCCTGTCCGGACTGCACCGGCTTCCAGCTTAAAAACGTGAAACTCAATCCCAGTAAACAAAGCAGTGTAAACAAAAATATCTTTATCAATTTTACTCTCATTCATTGTTCCTTTTAGTTTTAGTGAATTTTCATGATTCATCCGGCTAATGAGTGCCTCTCTGAATGCAGATGGCAGAACTGCAGCTTGAGATACACCATGCCACAGAAGCCGTACTCCTGCCATTTAAGCGCCTTGATTTTGTTGTTGAATCCTAAGACAGACTATTACCTATTGAGAGAACCTGGTAAGTAAACCGGAATCACTTCCGGAAGCACTTGTAGTCTCGCCTATAAGTTTACCACCTTCTACATGAAGCTCCATATCTGTGCCATTTCCTCTTTGCCAAAATATATATATTTTACCATACTTATATCGGAATCTTGGCGTTATTTCTCCGCATCTCGACCGAACCATTTCCGAACCAGGAATAAGGCTTTTGCCTGTACCACCTTGAAAGCTATCTTGACACCAAATAAATACTAGTTTGTTGTTAGCATTTAGTTTAAAAATAGCTTCAACATGAAATTCGACTTTATTACTAGGTCCACGTATAGCAACTTCCCATGTGCCTGTCCATTTTCCTAGAAATGGTTGAATATCGCTAATTATCACTGATTGTGAATAGACTCCAAGTGTATTCCGAGATTGCCTCTCTAGGACAACTTTCTTTATTTCGCCTTTCTTATTTTTAAATGTGCCAGTAAACATCGCCTTTCCAGATTCTTCTACGCTAATAATGGATTTAGCTGGAGTTATCAGCTCGATCCTGAGTCCATTGGCAGTCAGCCTTGCTGTGGCATTAACTGGTTCTCTAAAGCCATCACTCCAGCCGTAAGTTGAAAAGAGCGTAAATTCGCCTTCCGAGCGTTGGATCGCTTCCTGGATCTCAAACGTCCGAGTTCGAGATTCACCCTCAACTGTGACCAGCCATAGCGCGGCAAGATCGGACCGTATTTGGTCGGCAGATTCAGAAGCACTTGATGTCAGAACAAAAATCAGAATCCATATCCCCGCGAAAATAGCAGAGCGGCAAATCATAGATTTTCGCATTGAAATCACCTTTAATTGCCTAATAAAGAAACATAAGAAAGGTCTCTACGAAGGTCCGTCTTGGAGACATCACTTAGTCTTAGACAGGCTCGCTTTCATGTCGGAACCGGGTGCCCGGACCAATTTGCCGGACTCCATGACATACATGACATTGGAACCGCTTGCCGGGGTGAGAACCAAGCGCAACTTTCCTTCAAACCTTTCCAGAATTGCCTTCTTCATCTCGACATCCTTCGGCCCGACCGATCCGCCTCTCGGATCACCGGTTTTCCCTAGGGTCCCCAGATGGTACCTATTACAGGAAATGCTGCCATCATCCTGAAGGTTTGAAAGTGTCACTTCGAGTTCTCGGCTTTCGCCACGCGAGTTCTCAACCAATCCCTTCCATGTTCCCACAAACGCCTGGGCTTCCGGATTCTTGGACATCTGAGACTCTTCGCCGGCTGCCATGGCGATTGACAGGGAAAATGTCACCACCGTGAAAGCACACAAGATAAAAAGCACCCTCTTCATAGAAAATCCTTTCTTCGCTCCAAGTCCATCTGAATGATGACTCACCTCGACCTCCAACGAATCCGGCAAAGCATTTTCCGACCGGATCATACCGAAAATCTTACAAAGCACACCTAGACTTCCGACACGTGGTCGGTCGTTCTGTAGCATTCAAAGCAGATCACGTTTAGCAAAAAAGCACTCCTAAGAAATGATAACCTGCAACTTTGCAAACAGGAGAAGGCACTTCGAGATTAGATAAGCCCTAATAATCGACTACAACAGAAATGTTGTCAAAAAAGTGCGTTGTCTTTGGCTCTCCAGTGTATCCCAAGAGACCTACTCGACCATTAAATATGGAAAAATCGGTAAACTGATATACAAAGTGACCATTTATATATAATTTAAATAAATTGTCTTTAGCTACAACTTTTAATGTATTCCAACTGTTTGTATCCTTTATATGGCTAGAAAATGTCCAACCCTTAATTTTTATCTGTTTTCCATTGACGATTTTGTATATATAAAACCGTCGGAAAGGATATTTGTAATTGCTATCATTAATTCCAAATGCATATCCGGTTCCCCTATTAGGTGGTGAATCTGGTGTCGAATGGGGGTAAAAATCAGGTGTGGCTCTAAATATAATGTATGACGCATAGCCGAATGGATGTTCTGCATTTTGTTTCACACTTGCCTGGTAAGTGAAATTCCGATATTCTCCATCATCATAAGTCGATACCATTGCAATAGTACTTCTGCTTGAAGAACTTGCACGGAATTTCTCATCTATGACTTTCCAATATGAATTTACGGTCCAGTGCTGCGCTGTCCCACTTCCAAAACCTTCATGAAATCCATCCGAGTGGCATAATATCGCATCCAGTAAAATAGCATCCCAAACTTTCTGATTCTTGTAATATTTCGCATGATTAGCTTTGAGCTGATTAGTTTTAAGGCTGGCGACAGATGGAATTTTGAAATTCCTGGCGACGTCTATGGACCCGGAAACAATATCCCAAATCGACCAGTAGTTGTGCCATTCTCTGACGTTCGTCAAAGCTTCAACGTTAGATATATAGGGATCTGTGAACTGTCGTATTATTGGAGTGTTTGATTGTAGAGGAGAACCTAAAGTTATGAGTTTATCAATATGTATGCCAGGGCGCCTACTTATTGCCAAGTATGCTAAAACTGTACCCCAGCTATGAGAAAGTATTACCAATGGTTTATGTTTATTTATGCTTGATTCTGATGCCAATTTCAGCACTGAGATTAATCTCTCAACCTCTTCGTCTGTTTTCCAAGTATCATTTGACCATTGAAATGGAATGATTACTCCGTCTCTGCTATTGATAGTATTACGCCAATAGTTGGGATCGCCGTTGCTTATTGATTCCAGCAGATAATTTGTATATGTGTCTGGTTTCCAGAACTCAAAAGTAGATGGGAAGTTCATGCCATCAATAACAATCAATGCACTTTGTGAAACTCCTGAAAAGCCTACTGCACAGATTAAAATACCTAAAGATGCAATGGCAAGTATTCGTTTCATAGTCAACCTTTCTTCAAAATGGTTGATTCACTTCGAAATCCTATTCTGTGGTAGCCTTATCTGTTTATTCAAATATAACTTGCTTATGCAAGAAGGTACTAGTGTAAGATCTTCCAAAAACATTCATATTATTAAATAGTGCAAACTGCTGCAGGGTACGGTGGAAGCTGTTTTCAAAATACCGAGCAACTCATCAAGATATTTGTTGGTACATGCTGATTGCTCATCGAATCATCCGATATCCCACCAGGACTAACTTCGGGCGCTTCGACTTGTAGCGGCACAGTCGGAGTACCTTTGACCCGCTCCGTGCGGTCAAACTGTGGGAATTGAAGTGAGGTCACGCTTCGTGGCGCTCAGGATCATGACGTTATTTCAAGAGGTTATGAAATGCCAGAAGGATTATCGTTCATTTTTACACCTTATGGTCTTGGAATGCAACCTGAATAATGCGTCAGCTTGATCACCAACGGATGCTGAACCGCATTCCGGGATCAAATCCCACCGAGAGAGTCCCTGGGGCACGGGAAGGCCCTTCTAATGATTGGTCTTCCATGGAAATGGGCTCTGTCGAAATTTGTTATTCTTTTACCTTCCCCCGCACGTGTCAATAGCAAAGATTGTCGGTTTTGTGACGATACGCGTCGATAGGCGCCGAACTGTGATTTCCCCGAAAAACCCGGTGTACCATCGTCCGGACCGCGTGTGTTCGCAGCTCGGAATCTGCTCAATTCGAAAAAGAGAGGCTCAAGACCGGAGAAAGAGAGAAGCCATGGAAATGACCGCGAAGTTTCTGAGCAACATCAACCGGACCCTCGATTTCGAGGGGAAGCTATCCGACGATCCCGTCGACCCGGGCGGCATCACGAATTATGGAATCAGCATCGTCTTCCTGACGAAATGCGGCGAGATCGACCCCGACGACGGCTACCTCATCGGCGATATGAATCACGACGGCAGGATCGACCGAGCGGACATCCTGGCCATGACCGTTGTAGAGGCCACCAAGATCTATTACGGCCAGTGGTGGGCACGCTACGGTTACGAACGGATAACCAACTCCATGGTGGCCTGGAAAATCTTCGATCTTGCCGTCAATATGGGCTCCGTCCGCTCCCACATGATCGCCCAGACTGCGGCGGGCGACCTGGCGGTTGACGGCAACCTCGGACTGAAGAGCCTGGCAAGGATCAATTCCCTGCCGCCCGAGCCCCTGCTCAATGGAATCCGCCTTGGCGCAAAGAATTTCTACCTCGGCTTGATCGCAAAGAAGCCGGCGTTCGAGAAGTACCGGCGCGGATGGCTCAGAAGAGCGGAAGCGTGACGATGGCCGGCGAGCTCGGACCGATAGGGGAGTCTTGAATCATGCAGCGGCTTGACCGAGTCGACAGTCGCATCTTTCCTCTTCTACATGCCTTTGTCGCTCGGCGTTCGGCGGTCGGCTACAAGCCGGGGCTTTTGTGCCGGTTGATGAAATCGGAAGGCGCCTGGTGCGATCCGGAGTGGCCGGAGAAGGTTCAAGAAATGGGGTGGGCATTTCATGCCCTGGACGAGTGGAAACAAATCGTCCTCTGGAATTACAGTATGCTGGGGGGTGGGCAGTGGGAGACTTTTATGAGGAATACCGGCGTGTCAAAGAAGGACTTCAACAGTATTCTCCTCGATCTCCAGGACGCCGCAGCAACCAGGGGATTGCTGCCCGAGGAACCGGAGGATCGGATGGGGGATGGTTGATCGGGTGGAAGGACATCGCCCTGTACCTGGGCGTCTCTCAAACCACGGCCAAGGAGTGGGCCGGAAAGTGCGGCCTTCCGATCAAAAAGGTCGGCGCCAGGGGTACGCGGCGCTCCGTGGTGACCCTGAAATGCGACCTGGACGCATGGCAAAAGCGCCAGAATGACTACGGCCGCGAGGCGAAGTGACGATATCCGTCGATATCCGCCGATATCCGACCTTGCAATTTGAGTCGAAATTCTCACACAATTTGGCAGACTGCCGGATTTGGGGGAGATACCACCACCTTCCGATTCGGCACTCTTGAACATGAAACTCTGCATCTTCCTCCTCGCGTATGGGGGGACAGCCGATCCGGCCCGGCTGTCCCCCCTCTCTGTTTGAGCGATGCCGGCTTGGGGGGTGCGCCATGCAACACCTGCATGCGGTGATCGAGGCCCTGAATAAAGCGCAGACCAACAGCTACAAGGTTGAACAGGTCCTCCGGTGGGCGCTCTCGACCTTGGCCAAACAGCGTCAGGGGGATCCCGTTCCTTCCGAATTCGATCAGTATCACATCACCGGGATGAGGAGCATGGAAGCCCTGCAGAACGCGGTCCACGAGGCGATCAACCAGTTCCGGATGTTCCGAGCGGCGGCGTTTAAGGAGTGCGGCCCGGCCGGCGCTGGCACGCACGACCGAGCCTGACCAATCACCCCTGACGGACAGGAGCGAGAGGCTGTGAAAGTAATCGGCGAAGCACTTTTACGACTCAACGGCTATTTCAGCCAGGAGGGAGCGCACCATGACTGAGCGGGGGCCCGTCTCCTGGTTGCGAAGAAACGCGGCAATAGCTGGCGTGGTGGTGGCGCTGGGCGTGCATGCGGTTGCCACGATCCGGTGGACCGCAACGCTGGACGCCCGGGTGCAGCACCTCGAGGAGCGGGACCGGGAAGCGAGGGTCCTGGTCGAGCAAATCCCGCTGTTGAAAAAAACCGACGACGAGGTATTGAGGTTGCTCGAAAAAATGAGCTGCGACCTGGGCAAGATCAATGACCGGCTCTGGAATCTGAGGTTCACCGAGGCCCCCCGCGATGAAAACGGCGTGGCAAGGTCCGGGAAGGGAGTGAAGTGACATGGCTTTCTTGGCTGATCTAGCGGCTGGTGGCGCTTCTGGAATCCTCAAGGGGATCGGAGAGGCGGCAATCGGTATCCGGACGGCGATCACCGGCGAGGCGCCGATTGATCCTGACAAACGCGCTGAGATCGAAATGCGCCTGATGGAGATCGAGAACTCCGCGCGCTTGGGGCAGCTCGCGGTCAACCAGGCCGAAGCCGCGAGCGGTTCGCTCTTCCGCGGTGGATGGCGGCCGGCGGTCGGGTGGGTTTGCGTGTTCGGGCTGGTCTACCAGTTGATCGTATGCCCGTTCCTGCCCTGGCTGATCAATGCGTTCAAGGCCGCGCCGCTGCCTCCCCTGCCCGTGCTGGACAGTAATGTGCTGATGACTCTGCTGTTCGGGATGCTCGGGCTGGCGGGAGCGCGTTCATTCGAAAAGGTCAAGGGCATGGGGGGGAAATAGAGGAATAAACCGGAGGAAAACACCCATGGAACAAGATTGTCTTCAACCTGAGTGCTGCCCAACTTGCCGATCCACACAGTACGAGATGATCAAAATCACACAGACTTTCCTGGGTAAACGGATTGAACACCGTCGTTGCGACCGATGTCATAACGACTACCTGGTCGACGTGATTCTCCCGGTCACTCCCATTGATTTTGGCGGTTTGAAAAATGAATAACTTCCGGCACGTCGAGGAGCGCACCGTTGCGGCAATCGACGCCAAGGCGCGGTTTCTCCATGATCCGGCGGGTTGTCGCAAATACAGCGGTCTGGTGCGTGCGCTGGGTATCGAGGCGGTTTGGGGAGCACTCACGGAAGGGCGGACAAATGGCACGCGGAGCCAAAAAACAACACAGCCGTAAATCCAATTACCACAACGAGAAACGCCTCGTTGAAGACCTGGACGAAAAAGTTTGGGCCGAGCAACTCTTCGCCAACCTGACCGCTGATGAGCGCCTGGCGTTTTCCATTTCCCTGGGGCTCGCTCCCCCCGAGGGGCGGCACACGCGGACGTGGGCGAGAAAGGTTGTCCGAGACGTCGCCGAAACGAACCTGACCGTCAAGATGAGCCTCTACGCGTTGAAGGCGAACGATCTCAACAAGGTGATGGACATCGCTGATTTCCTAGTCTCGAAAGCTCCCCGTGAGCTGGTGCACACCGGCGACGAGAACAAGCCGATCCAACACAGTCTTTCCCTCTCCCCGGAACTCCAGGGACTGATTGACAGCGTGGTGAGCGGTGAATAAGCGGGAGGCGCGAAAGGCTCGGTACAGCGAGATTCTAAGCCTGGCCGGGGTGGCCGGGGAAGATCAGATTCGCGCGGCCATTCGTGATTTGGCTCTGCGGGATCTTTTCTTCCTGTTGGTCTATGTCCTCAAGCGCAAAGACGTCGATCATGATTGGCTCTATGATCGCTGCATGGAGGTGCAAAAGAGCCCGGACGGCCATTTGGATTTGTGGGCCCGTGAGCACTACAAGAGCACGATCATTACGTTCGGCCTGACCATTCAGGATATTTTGTGCGATCCCGAAATCACGGTCGGCATCTTTTCCCACACGCGTCCGATCGCTAAGGGGTTCCTCACTCAGATCAAGCGGGAATTCGAGGACAACGCATATCTCAAAGACTTGTTCTCAGACATCTTGTGGGCTGAGCCGAAAAAACAGGCCCCGAGATGGTCCGTAGACGACGGTATCATCGTCAAGCGCAAGGGAAATCCGAAGGAATCCACGGTCGAGGCCTGGGGACTGGTCGACGGGCAACCCACAAGCAAACACTTCTCCCTGCTCATCTATGACGATGTCGTGACGATAGAATCCGTCACGACTCCTGAGATGATCAAGAAAGTCACGGGCGCCTGGGAGATCAGCCTGAATCTCGGCACTGCCGACGGCCGGACACGATACATCGGCACCAGGTATCATTTTAACGATAGCTACAAGACCATGATGGATCGCAACTCGGCCGAGAAGCGCATCTATCCGGCAACCGACAACGGCAAGGTTGACGGTCGGCCGGTGTTCCTTAGCCCGGCGGCCCTTGCCAAAAAACGGCGCGACATGGGACCGTACGTTTTCGGGTGCCAGATGCTCCAGGACCCAACGGCTGACGAAGTCCAGGGTTTCAAGGAGGCGTGGCTCAAGTTCTGGAGGCCGCAAAGATGGTCGGGGATGAACCGTTATATCCTGGTCGATCCGGCAAGCGAGAAGAAGGCGACCAGCGACTACACGGCCATGTGGGTGATCGGGGCGGCATCGGACGGGAATTTTTACGCCATCTTCTTCTTCCGGGACCGCTTGAACCTGACTCAGCGCACGGACGCTCTTTTCCGGCTCCATAGGCTCTATCAGCCCATTCGGGTGGGGTACGAGCGATACGGGAAGGATTCGGACATCGAGCACATCCAAACCGTCATGGTCAAGGAGAACTACCGGTTTCCCATCGTTGCATTGGGGGGGAAGATGCCCAAAAACGACCGCATCCGGCGGCTTATTCCCTATTACGAGCAGGGGAAAATTTTCCTGCCGGAAACGTGTCCGTTCATCGATGCCGAGAAGAAGCGGCACGATGCGACCCGGGAATTCATCGACGAGGAGTACCTCGCCTTCCCGGTCGCCGTGCACGACGATTTGTTCGACTGTCAGGCGCGGATCCTCGATGCGGCCATGAACGTGAGATTTCCCATGCCCGTGCCGCCCGGCAAACAACAGGCGCCCAAGAGCGCGGCAGGATGGACGTAAAGATGCCATACGATCAGAGCGGATTGATCCGGGTCGTTCCCAACGCGGTTCTCCGGCAGCAGGAAGAGGCCGAGCACCTGCGGGCCGACGAGGAGCGAAGGAAGCGAACCGAAATGCTCACGACCTCCCTTGCCGGCCATCTCGGCAAGTGCTGGCAGGCGGCGGAGTTCGCCAAGCGGCCCATCGAGGAACGCTTGCTTGCCTGCCTGCGCCAGGTCGACGGGCAGTATCATCCGGCCAAGCTGGCGGAAATCAAGAAATTCGGAGGGTCCGACATTTTCATCATGCTGACCAGCGTCAAGGTCCGGGCCGCGAAAGCCTGGATCCGGGACGTGATGCTCCCGCCGGGGGAGCGGGCATGGGCTGCCGAACCCACCCCGGTCCCGGAACTCTCCCCGGAAGTTCTGCAACAGGTCGAGACCGAAGTACAGGCCAAGGCCGTTGCTGATTTTTACTCCATCGGCATGGCCGCAACGCAGGAGCAGTTCCGCGCCCAGGTCGAAGCGGCGTTCGAGGAAAGGCGAAAAAAGATCGAGGAGGAAGCCAAGAAGCGGGCCCAGAGGATGGAAGACGCCATGGACGACGATCTCGTCCAGGCGGATTACTACCGCGCGATCGAGGAGGTTATCGACGATCTCGTGACGTTCCCGGCCTGTTTTCTCAAGGGGCCGGTGATCAGGAAACGAAAGGGCCTCTCCTGGATGCCCGACAACAGCGCCCAAATCCGGGAAGAGCTCCGGAAGGAATACGACGTCGTGAGTCCTTTCGACCTCTACCCGTCCCCGGGCGCTCGCACGCTCCAGGACGGATATCTGATCGAGCGCCATCGGTTGACGAGACGAGACCTGAACGATCTGATCGGGGTGAGCGGCTACTCGGAGGAAGCGATTCGGGCGGTCTTGCAGGAATACGGCCAAGGGGGATTGCGAAACTGGCTCGCGGTGGACCAGGAGCGGGCCGTCGCCGAATCGCGCGACCATGAGCGAGACGATCCCGCCGTTACCATCGAGGCGCTCGAATATTCCGGGTCAGCCCAGGGCAAGATGCTCCTCGAGTGGGGCATGGACGCGACCGAAATCCCCGACCCGGATCTCGACTACGAAATCAACGCATGGCTCATCGGGCGGAACGTGATCCGGTGCATCAAGAACCCCTCCCCGCTGGGTGAGCGGCCCTACTACGGCGCCTGTTTCGAGCGCAAGGCCGGGTCCATTTGGGGCAAGGCGCTGCCAGAGCTCATGAGAGACATCCAGGACATTTGCAACGCGGCGGCGCGGTCTTTGGTCAACAACATGGCCATCGCCTCCGGCCCGCAGGTGGAGGTGAACGTCGACCGCATCCCGGCGGGCGAAGACGTGACCAACATGTGGCCGTGGAGAATCTGGCAGACGACCAACGACACGGGCGAACGCAGATACCCGGCGATCAGCTTCTTCCAGCCCAACGCCATGACGAGTGAGCTATTGAAGCTCTTCGACTACTTTTTCAACCTCTCCGGGGAAATCACGGGCGTCTGGTCCTATTCCTACGGCGGAACCGATTCCAAGGGCGGCGGCGCCGGAACGGCGTCGGGCCTCTCCATGCTGATGAACGCGTCTTCCCGGGTCATGAAGCGCGTGGTGAGCAACGTGGATTTCGGGATTATCGTCCCGTCGATCAAGGCGCTTCACCTGTGGCTGATGCTGTGGGGCGACGACCCGGGAATCAAGGGAGATATCAAGATCCGGGCGCGGGCAAGCGATTTTCTCATCATGGCCGAGCAGCTCCAGATGCGCCGGAACGAATTCCTCCAGGTGGCCGTGAACCCGGCCGTGGCGGACGTGATCGGACGTGAGGGCCTGGCCGAAATCCTGCGCGAAGTCGTGCGGGCGCTCAAGATGCCCGTGGACAACATCGTCCCGTCCCGGGAAGACATCATCCGGGGGGAACTCACGCAGCTCCAGGCAGCATTGCAGAGGATTTCCGCGGTTCTCGGCATTCCGATCCAAACGCTTCTCGCGGCAATCGGCGCCGGTCAGGCGGGGACTCCCGGGCCGGGCGGACCCGGGCAACCCGGTCAAGGCGGGCCGATGCCCATGCGCCAATCCGAGGGAGTGAATCCCGCCGGCGGCAAGATGGGCGGGCAGGATTTTTCGCTGTTCACGCAGCAGCCGAGGCCGTGAGGGAGAACAATCCATGCCGATGCTGACAAAAGCCCCCGATGATGCGTGGGAAGCCATGGCATCCCTGGAAAACGACCGGGACTTCAAGAAGGTCCTGGAATGGCTTTCCGGCTCGCTTACCGACCTCGACAAGAAAAGCCGGCACACGACGGGCGAGACACAGGTATGGCAGCAAGGAGCCCGCCAGGCGCTCGAAGAGATCCTCGACGCCGCCGCCGGAGCCCCACAAACCTTTCAGAAGATCAAGGAACTGAGGAGGAACCGGGCCTGATCCAGGACTTTGCTCCACCGCAATTCAAACAGCGCGACCGAGCCTCACCCCATTCCGGGTGGGGCTTTTTTGTTTCAACCCGCGGGACCGGAAGACGACGCGATGCGATGCGCTCCGACCCTCCCGCACCACGGTGAATACCCCGGCGACGGGGCTCACGGAAAGGACTCACCATGTCCGAGAACCAGTACGCCGCACTGCCCGCGGCCGTTCGCAAACAGGCCGAGGAAGCCGACAGGCTCCAGGCCGAGCTGAGCGCAGCTACGGCGCAACCGACCGGGAATACCGAAAACGAACCTCCCGCCGAGCCGCAGAAGGCCCCGGAGGGTTCCACGGCTCCCGAACCGCCCGAACCGGGCAAGGAAAGCACGTCCGCCGAACCGGGATTGCCTCCGGCCCCCCCGCCCGCTTCGCCGCGGGAACCGGCCTCCCAAGGGCCGAGCGATACGAAGCCGGAGGGCGAGGACTGGAGGACGAAATACCTGGTCCTGCAGGGCAAGTACAACGCCGAAGTCCCGAGGCTCGCCGAGCTGGTCAAGACGCTACAGGTCGAAATCGAGGCGCTCAAGGCCGGAAAACCGGGCGAGCCGAAGAGGGATGAACCGCCGAAAGAGCCGTCCGCGCCGGAAATCAATCCTCAAGATTACGAGGATTACCCGGACGAGATTCGAGCCCTGGTCGCGAGGATCGACTTTTTGGGCAAGCAGAACAAGGATCTCGTCGACCGGCTCGCCAAGGCCGAGGGGCAGACCGGAATCATCTCTCAGAATCAGGCGAAAACGCAGCAGCAAACGTTCTGGAAGATGGTGGACGAGCGCGTTCCGGATTGGGACGCGATCAACAAGAGCCCTGAATTCGTTCAGTGGCTCAACGAGCCCGATCCGTTCAGCGGCGTCACGCGCCTGAGACTGCTCGAAGACGCGACGGCCCGGATGGACGTCGGCCGGCACGTGCTCTTTTTCGAGCAGTACAGGCGCGAAAAGGACATTGCGGGGCAGTCCCCGGCCAAGGCCGGGCAGCCTCCCGCAAAACCGGGAATCGAAAACCAGATCGCCCCGGGCAGGGGACAAGCCGGGGCTCCGCCTTCGGGACCGGCGCCGACCGTAACGCCGCAGCAATTGCACCAGGCGGCCGGAGATTACGCCGCCGGCCGAATCGCCAAGGACCAATACGACAAAATCCAGGCGGCCTTCGATCACCAGATGGCCGCCTCGAACCAAAGGAAATAAACCGCATGAGCAGGCATCACGGCCTCCATGCGGTTTTTCCGTTATGGAGGCATGAACCATGGGTCTCACACCCGCAGCAGGGCATCCCAACTACTCCGGGACGTTCATCCCTGAAATATGGTCGAGCCGGCTTCTCGTGAAGTTCTACGAAGCGACGGTTCTGGCCGCGATCAGCAACACCGACTACGAGGGCGAGATCAAGAAGCACGGGGACAAGGTCAACATCCGCCAGACCCCCGACATCGTGATCCGCGATTACCAGAAGGCGGAAACTCTCAAGATACAGCGCCCTGAAGCCGGTATCGTCGAGCTCGACATCGACAAGGGCAAGTATTTCAATTTCATCGTCGAGGACGTGGACAAGTTCCAGTCGGACATCAAGATCATGGACGACTGGAGCCGGGACGCCTCCGAGCAGATGAAAATCGAAATCGACAAGGACGTTCTCCAGGTCGTCTACGCCGACGCGGACATCCACAACAAGGGCGCGGCGGCCGGACTGAAGACGGGAGCCTTCAATCTCGGCGTGGCCGGGACTCCGGTGGAGCTGACCAAGGCGAACATCCTGGATTTCATCGTCGATCTCGGGACGGTGCTCGATGAGCAGAGCGTGCCCGAAGATCGGCGCTGGATCGTATTGCCGCCGATTTTTTGCGGCATGATCAAAAAATCCGAGCTCAAGGACGCCTCCCTTGCCGGGGACGGCACGAGCATCCTGAGAAACGGCCGTCTCGGCATGATCGATCGGTTCACGCTGTATTCGAGCAACCTGCTCTATTCGGCGCTCGACGGCTCCGATCTTTGCTTTCACATGATGGCCGGGCACCCCAGCGCGATCAGTTTCGCGGCCCAAATCACCAACACGGAGACCCTGCGCGCCGAAAGCACGTTCGGCAACCTGGTGCGCGGGCTCAACGTGTACGGCTACAAGGTCGTGAAACCGCAATCCCTGTGCGATCTCTACGCCACCAAGGGCGCTGCGTAACCGACAATCCACTTCCGGCGCCCCGTCAAGGAGCGCCGGATTTTTCCTTCAAAAAGGAGCGACACACATGGCCGCACCAACCTACAACCTGACCGGAGGGGCCGCGAAGGCCGCCTTCACCGGAGTCAACCTTTCCGTGATCGAGGCCGTGCTCGACCTTGCCAAGCGCCCGGTCGGCAACGGCGAAAGCGCGGCGATCATCGCCATTCCCGCTCAGTCCTGCGTGCTGGAAGTCTCCCACCAGGTGCTTACCGTGGAGGGCGCGGTCCTGACCGCCGGTATCGGGGATTCGGCGTCGCCCACGGCATTCGGGACCGCCGTCGATCTCAACGCTCTCGCGCATGCGGGAGCCGCCCTGGCCAACCCGAAGTACTACGCCGCAGCGGACGATATCCGGCTCAACATGAACCAGGCCGGGGCGAACGCAGCCAAGGTCCTGGTGAAAGCGGTGATCGTCGGCATGGCCACTCAAGGCAAGTACACCTAGATTCCAACTTCCGCTCCGGCCCGCGTTCTCCACGACCGGTCGGGGCGGAACCATCGAGAAAGGACGATCCCATGCCCGTCTACCTGAAACAGATCACTACCGGCCATATCTACGTGTTCAACCCGGCACTGGCCGAACGCGCCGATATGCAGCCCTTCGAATGCCCGGCGGGGAGCAAGCCGCGCGCGTGCGTTGCCCCGGTCCGCGTCGACAAAGGGGAGGAAACGCAACCCGCTTCCGCCGACGATGAGGCGCTCCCGATCTTCGCGACCACCGGGGAACGCAAGGAATCGCGCGAAGAACAAGCCGACGCATCCGAGGCGCTCGAAGTGCCCGGACCGCCGGAACAGCCGACCCTTGAGCCGCCCAGGACTTCCCGGGCCGCCAAGAAGTAGGAGCGAACAATGTCCACCGTGCAGAATATCGTCGATGCGGTCGCGTACCGCATCAACAACACGACCTTTACCGGCGTGTCGGGCGTCACGGCCCATGTCGTCCCGCTGATCAACGATATTTTGCGGGCCATCGACATGCAACTCCTGTGGGAAAAATCCGAACTGGCCGAAACGCCCTTCTCCATTCCGTTTGCCGCCGGGGTATCGAGCGCCGGTCTTCCGGCGGGCTTTCAAGCCCTCACGGAACCGCCGTGGATCGAGGGCGCGACGCGGCGGCTCCTCGTACTGCCCGACCGGGACACGGGGCTGAGGCTGACGGCTCCCGGCACGCCGCGATACTACGAGCTGACCGGGGCGAGCCTGGTTCTCTACCCTCCACCGGAAGCCGCCGTTACTCTCAAGGGCAACTACTTCCGCTTCTCCGCGCCGATGGTGGACGAATCAAGCATCATTCCCTATTCGGGCCTCTTCGATCAGATATTCCAAGAGTATCTGGTGAAGCTTTACCACATGAGCAACACGACCCGGGATGAAACCGGTCAGGCCATGGCTGCTTTCGACGAGAAGGAAACCGCCCGTTTCCAGTCCATGGTTCGCCAGGTCCTTTTCAGGCGAAACGGAATGCCCAAGTCCACCGTTCAAATGAGGCGATGGGTATGAGCGCGACCGAACGACTGACCCTGTCCCTGAACACCCGGATCAACGCCGCCTCGCAATACGACGGGTTCGATTTCAATTCCTACGCGGTGTTTAACGGCGTGCCGCTTGGGGCGAACGAGGACGGGATCTATTCCCTGTTCGATGCGCAAACCGATGCCGGGGCCGACATCGCGGCCTATTTCGATACGGCCAAGATCGATTGGGGGTCCCCCTACATCAAGAATTTCCTCAAAGCCCACGTCGGGTTCGAGGCGGACGGGGACTTGACGTTGATCATGCGCGCGGACGACGGGAGTCCCGGTGCGAAGACGCTTTCCAATTCTTTCATCCTCAACCAACAGCACGGAAACCTGGTGGATCTCGACCGCTCCATTCGCGGGCGGTACTTCCAGCTGCGAATCGAAAACGTCAACGGCTCGGACTTCAGCATCGACTCGATTTCCCTTCTTCCCCCGAAGATGACGCCCGTTCCGCTCTTTGCCGGAGCGCTCGGGCTCAACATGCGCCGGGACCCGGCGCGGGTGAAGTTCGACCCGGAAACGGGAGTCCAGGAGCTTCCCGAAGCCGTTAACGTCGACGTGGAAGACAGCGGGCGCGTGACGCGGCGCAAGGGATTCACGTTGAAGCGCCCGGGCGCCGCGCATTCGCTTTTCGCCCATGCCGGGCATTGCTTCTTTTGTTCGGGGGACAGCCTCTACCAGCTCCGGCCGGACTATTCGGCGCGGTCCCTCGGATACGGGCTCACGCCCGGGCTTCGCATGTCCCATGCTCCGGTGGGGACCGATATTTTCCACTGCAACGGCGTTCAAAACGGGGTGATCGATCTCTTGAGAGGCTCCGTCAAGGCATGGGCGGGCAAGGACTACGTGGGGCCGCCGATCACTTATTCCGTCCACAAGCCCCCGGTCGGGCATCTCGTCGACGTGTTCGGCGGGCGCGTGCTCCTCGCGGTCGACAACGCCCTGCTCCACTCGCTGCCGTTCGCGCCGTACTGGTTCGCGCCGCAACGAAACGCGGTCCGGTTCGGATCGAGGCTCACGCTCATGCAATCCGTCCAGGACGGAGTGTGGGTGTCCGACGAGCACGCCGCGTGGTTTCTTGCCGGTGCGGACCCGGACCAGTGGGGCATGGTAATGAAAGCCCCCTACCCCGCCATTGCGGGAACGCAAGCCGTGGTTGACGCCTCCATGGTCGGGGAACTCGCGCAGCGCGGCATCGACGGCAAGGCCGTCATGTGGGCGTCCCGGGAAGGGGTTTGCGTCGGGGCCGCCGGGGGTGTTTTCCTCAATCTCACGCAAGACACGGTTTGCCTCCCCGAGGCCGCGACCGGCGCCGGGCTGTGGCGCAACGGGCGGTACGCGGTCTCGCTCAATCCATAGGGGCGCGTCATGACGACCGACATTCTCTGTCATTGCCTGCTGGCCGCGTTTTGGACGGCGGTCGGCATTCTGATCGAACGGTACAAACTGAGGTGATTCGAGAAAGGAGCACAATCGATGGCGATTCGATACAGCACGGGGCTGAGAAACGCGCTGCTGGGCGGAAAGAAATCGCTCACCGCCTCGACGATTTCCCTCAACGCATCCGGGAACGTCCTGGCCGACTCGGGAAACGGGCTCAAATTTCTTTTGCCCGGAGACGTGATCGTCGTCGCGGGGGCCGCGCAGTCCGGAAACAATCGGGATTGGAAAGTCGCAACCGTTGCCCCGGACGGTTCGCAGGTCACCCTCGATGCCGCGCCGACCACGGAAAGCGCCGGGGCATCCATCACGGTCGCTCTCGCCAATTCGCGTAGTTTCAAGGACCTGTTCCGGTACGGCGTCATGGAATGGCGCACCGGAGAACAGCCGGAGAGCGCCGACCATGCCGAAACCGGGGAAAAGCTCTTGCGGATCACCCTCAATTCGGGCGCCTTCAGTCCGGGGAATCCGCTGAACGGATTGGAATTCGAGGATGAACCGACCGAGGGCGTGCTGGAGAAAGCCGCGGCGCAAATCTGGTCCGGCCTGGGTCTTGCCAACGGATCGGCGAGGAACTTTCGGTTCTACGACAACCGGTACGAAACGGGAGCGTCAACGACCGCAATCCGCTTCGACGGATCGATCGGCATTGCCGGGGCCAACGCCAAGGTGGGCAAGACCGAGGTGACCGCCGGACGCGCACAGTACGTGAATTCCATGAAGATCGTCATGCCGCAGGAAGGTTAGGCGGCGAACGGAGGCCCCGACATGCCGACCGCGTTTTGGGCGTCGTTTTTCTCGGACCCGGCCCTGATCCAGGTGAAGAACACGTGCGACACGCTCTACCTGTGCTCGGACGAGCCGCAATCGTACTACCAGGCGACCACGAGCTACAAGCTCGGCTCCGTCGCCCTTCAGGCATCCGATTTCACCGGCCCTTCGGACGGTTCGGTGAGCGGGCGAAAACTCACCCTGGCCGCAAAGCAAATCGCCTCGCCCACCGGTTCGGGCACGGGCAGGTTCGTCGCCCTGGTCGATACCGTCGCCGGGCTGGTGCGCCACGTCAAGCGCTGCACCCCCGTGACGGTCCAGGGGGGGAGCGCCGTGCAGCTCGACCAGTACGTGATCGAAATCCGGGATCCTTGATAAGGAGGGGCTCGAATGGCAACCAAGTGCAGCAACCTGTTTCTCTACCAGTTGCTCAAGAACATCGAGGGACACACCTTCAAGATTTGCCTGATGGCGTCGGGGTTCGTTTTCAACGAAGACACTCATCACGGTTGGGCGGATGTCTCCGCCTCGGAGTTGGCGAACGGGAACGGTTACGCGACCGGCGGGCAAACCCTGGCGAGTGTTGCCGCAGCGGTCGATGACGTCAACAACAAGGGGAAACTTACCGCCGCCGATGTGTCCTGGACCGCCTCGGGCGGCTCCATCGGGCCGACCCCCGGAGCGATCATTTTCGATGATACCGACACTGGCGATTTGATCGTCGGCTACTGCGACTTCGGCGCCAACAAGACCGTGACGGACGGCAATCCGCTGCAAGTAACGAATATCGAGTGCAAACTGGAGTCGTAGCCGATGGCCTACACCCTGCTCACGCCCTCCGACGGCCTCAAGTGCACGGACACCCCGCCCTACACGTCCGGCGCGATGACCACCGGGGTTTCCGCTCTCCACGACGGCGACAAGACCATCGGGGCCGGGGCGTCCTATTTCTCGGCCTACGGAGGCGGAACGGTCGGCCTCGATCTCGGCTCCGTCAAGACCGTCGCGCAAATCCTCCTCTACGTCCGGTGGACGGACAACTACAACAACCTCGTCACCTGGACCGCATGGGGCGGCGGGCCTTTTTACGCGCCCAGCTTCTCCGTCTACAGGTCAAACGACAATTCGAGCTGGACGTTCGTCGAGACCTTCTCCAATCCCACTCCGTCGCACGGCGGAGCGGGGGCCTGCATGACCTTCGCCCTGACGAACCCGATCAATGCCCGGTACGTCAAGGTCGTATGCATCAACACGAGCTCGCAGCCGGTGGGCTTCACCTTCACGGGAGGCAGCGGCAGCCCGGGCGGAAGAGTCGTCGGCACGGAGCTCGAGGCCTATGACACGGTGATCGAGTGCGTTCTGGCGGCCAAGGCAACTCTGATCTGCAACAGCGTGCAGGTCCCCTGCACTCTGGCATCCAAAGCCGCGCTCCTCTTCAATCCGGTGGGGACCTCCACCGTCGTGACCGCGGCCACGCACCTTCAAAACGCAGACCAGGTCGGAGCGAGATCGGTCATCGCGCATTGCGACATCGAAGTCCCGGCGCCGGGGTTTTCATGCGAGCTGATCGGCGGGGCCGACATCCTGGCCGAAATGCCCGGCATCGCCTGCGAAGCCGAAGCGCAAGCCGAAAGATGGGCCGAAATCACGGCGAACCTTCGGGGGTTTTCCTGCGCCGTGGAGGCGCAAGCCGAGAAGTGGGCGGAGATCACGGCGAAGCTTCGGGGGTTTTCGGTCGATGCCGAAGCCCGGGAGGCCGGATGGGCCGAAATCACGGCGAACCTGCCCGGGTTTTCCTGCAAGGCCGAAGCCGCGCAAGGAACCGCCGACGCGGACATCGAAGTCCCGTTTCCCGCCTTTCGATGCGAGGCGGACATTTCCAGCCCGTCGCGGTTCCGCGACACCATTTTGCGGCACCACAGATGGGAGGCATGAGCGTGAAAACGATTGCCCGGCCGGCACTGTGCACCCTGGTCGTCATCATCTTGTGCGCCGCCGCCGGCGCATGGAAGGCACACGCAATGATCCAACCCCCTTCTTTCCGGTACGACGGACCGATCGAGGCGCGGGCGCACTACATCGCCCTGGCCTCGCAACAGCTCCAAATCCACCGGGCCGTGATGCAACTCGGGCCGCTCCCGCTGTCCCAGCTCACCCGGAAGGTGACGCTCCCGGACGGCACGCAATTGATCCTCGATGCGCGGTTCGGCCGGGAAACCGTGATGATTCGCGTTCCCGCCGGGGGCAAGCCGGAGCCCAAGAAGAAGGACTTCCCCAACATCCGGGGCTGGTTCCAGGTGAACACCGTTCCCTTCCGCAGCGACGGAGACATCGAATGGGACAACGGCACGAGCCCGTGGTCGCCTTCGAGCAACTACCCGGGCCGCGCCTACCTTGTGAACGTCACTCTCGACGGCGGGGCGCCCAAGCTTGAGATCACCGACAAGTTCAAGTACATCGAGGTCCCGAACTATCTGAAAACCCTGGAGGGATTGAATGAGCTGACCGGGCACCACAGTCCTTATTCCCGGCATTTCACTTCCTGCATCAACGAGGACATGCGGCTGCTCCTCGTCGGCTGGGCGCAATACGGGCATTTTCATGCCTCGGGAAACCAGCAGTGCTATTTTCGCTACCAGTACATGAGAACGCACGTCAAGGACGAGGAATACGGTCCGTGTCCCGTCGGCGGACGGACCTGGATGTTGCACCGGCTGTGGGAGGAAGTGCCCAGGGACCATTCGTGGAGCGGTTCCGGTCAGGCGTTCATCGGGCGGATACACCGGTTCGAGTTGGGCGCCGATCCCGCCGGAGTGCCCTGCCTCTACATCGTCTACGTCAGTTGGTACCAGGACGCTCTTTACCCCACCGAGGAATACGTCGGCGCGCAAAAATTCCGGCTCTACACCCCGGCCATCAGCGGCACCGCATATTACCAGCTCTACCAGGTGCAGCCGGCCGACGCCGACTACTACGAGCCCTACCCCGCGCCGTTGCCGTATTGGTACGACCCGGAGCAGCCCGACCCGAGAGTCTATTTTTACCACAACTTCGAGACCGACGAATTCAGCCATCACGAACCGGCCCGGTACCTCGATTTCAACACCATGGGATTCAAGGACCGCAAAATCGGCACGGAGCTCAACATAAACGGGGTGTACACCGGCACATTCCAATTGTCGCAACTCACGTCCCGATTCCCGGACGCGCCGGCCAATGCGGTAACGCACGAGAAAGCCCTCACCTGGCTTGAAACCGTGGTGGACGGACTTCCCTATTATTATCTCGGCCTGACCGGAAAGATAAAATTCCACACCGTTCTCAACCAGGACACGCGCTATGAGCTCAGCGTGATCACCTATGAGGGGATAAACCACGAATACGAATCGCTGGACTTTTTCCAGAGGCCCTACATCGCCATGACGTCGAGCTGTCTCGTGGGCAAGGGCGAGGAGAAGGCGGCCGTCAACGTGATCCGCTTCCGGAACGGAAGCTGGAAGCTGCTCGCGGTCGTGCCGGACCACGGGGTTTTCGATCTCACGGAACAATTCGAGACCGAATTCGCGCGGGTGTTCCCCGAAACGCCGTGGGTGCCCCGGAACGTCGCCTACGCCGTGACGTTCAACGCGGACATCGAGGAAACCGAGGAGGCCGAATAAGATGGGCGGACCAACCTACGAACTCATCGTTTCGCAGTTCGATCAATGCCGCAAGTACGCCGACAACGTGTTCAAGCAGCTCACCGACATCAACGGGTACCTGTGGAAGCTGGCCAACGCGGCCTCGGGCGAGATGCAGGAACTGGACATGTCCTGGATCGAATACGACTGGCCGGAACCCGACATCGGGTGGATCCCGTTCCATTTGCGGCCGACGCCCCCGGACGACGACAATCTTACGATCAGGGACATCGCGGTCCCGGAACTGCCGTCGCTGCGCGAAATCGAGCTTCCGGCCTTCCCGGAACTTCCCGTGCCGGATATCCCGGACTGGCGGTTCCACGAGGAAATGTATACGTCGGAGGTCCTCGACCGGCTCAAGGCGCGGCTCCTCGAACTGTCCAAATCGGGGTCTCTGGGCATTCCGGCCGAAGCCGCCGACGCCATCTTCAGCCAGGCCAGGCGGCGAAACGAAATCGGGGACGCCAAGCTCTACGAGGAGGCCATGAATTTTTGGGCCGCGCGCGGGTTCACCCTGCCCCCGATGATGCTCGCCGCACGCCTTGAGGATGCGCGAATCGAAATCGAGCGCCGCAACTCGGACATCAATGAGAAGATCATGATCCAGCAGGCGCAAATGGAGGTCGAGGGCTGGAAGAACATCCTCGCGCACATGATCTCGCTCGAAGGGGCGATGCTCGGCCATTCGGACGCCGTGAACGGGCGGGCGCTGGAAGAAGCCAAGGCCGTCGTTCAGACCGCGCTCGACGCGTACAAGACCAAGGTCGAGGGGTACGCGGCGGCCATGGAGGGCATCAAGGCCCAGGCGGACGTGCAGATCGCCGTCAACAAGCAGAGCCTCGATATCTACCTCGCGCAGATCGAGAAGTACAAGGCGGACCTGCAGCTTGCCGTGTCCAGGGTCGAAGTGATCGTCAAAGCCTACGCCGCGCGGGTGGAGGGCTACGGGGCGGACATCAAGGCGGGCTCGGCGCAGCTCGAAGCCGAGGTGAAGGCGTTCCAGGCCCGCGTGGATCAGGCCAAGAACCAGACCGAGCTCATGCTCGAATCTTCCCGCGCGGTGCTCCAGGCGTTCATCTCAAACCGCAACCTCACCATCGAGGCCGCAAAGGACGGGGCGAGCATCTGCGCCCAGCTCGTGGCCTCCGCCCTGAGCGCCATCCACGCCAGCGCCTCCGGCGGCTACTCCACCAGCGAAAGCTACGACCAGACCAAGAGCGATCCGACCTACCATTATGAAAAACGCTGGAACTACGGCGAATAAGGAGAACCGGCCATGCCGAATGCACCGAGGGATTTCAAGGAACTGGAGGGCTTCTTCTCCGAAGGCGCGATCAACCGCCGGGCGCAAGCTAAGGCGGACCGAGAGCTGAAAAACCGGCTCGCCCTGGAAGGCTCGTTCGGGGACAAGCAGGCGGCGGCCCGGGAACTTCAGGGCACCTTCCAGGACAAGGCCGCGCTGGACCGGGAGATGAAAGGCACCTTCGAGCAGAACCGCGACCTGAACCTTGCCGTTCACGGCACGGCGGAAGGGCAAAACCTCGCGGCCCTCGACCGGATGAAGTACCAGCAGGAGGCGGAGAATTGGCGCGGTCTCCTGCAATACGGGCCGGGCTCGATCAGGGATTACGAGTCGCGGGCCATGTACGGGCCCGGCGGCCTCCAGGAACGGGACATCGCGGCCCGAAACTACGCGACGGAAGCGGGCATGTGGGCGCACGCGACGCCCCAGGCCGCCTATCATTACGGGACCGAGGAAACCCCGGAGGGCGGGCGGCGCACCGTCCCGTTTCTCAGCGGGCGGCAGGTGGGCGGCGGCGGCGGCCAGTCCTACGACTGGCTTTCAAAGATCAGCCACAAGAACCCTGCCGCCGTCGAAACCCTGCACAACATCCTGCTCCTCTCCGGGGACCAGGACAAGGCGCAGTTCCTGAGCGAGCTTTCACGGCGCAACCCCGACGCGCTCGGCGCCTTGCGGGAGTTCACGAGCAAGGCCGGAATCGGGAGCGGATCGACCCCGGCCATGTCCATCGAGGAGCAACGCCAACAGGCGCGGGCGCGGCTCGGGTTTTTGCCCGGAGCGGGCGCCATGGGCGGCGGGGGTCCGGGGGAACCCTACGGCGGCATCCCGCGTCCCGTTTTCCGGGCGCAAACCGAGTATTCCCCGAACGCCGGATGGTACGGAGCGCCGGGAAGCCTTCCCGCATCGCAGCCCACCCGGTCGTATCCGGGGATGACCGATATCGAATCGCCTCCGGGAAACGCGGGGGCGATCACGAGGCGCGGCCTCCCGGAAAACTACGACGTGGAGGCCGGAATCGCGCGGCCCGCGATCGGCGTCATGTCAAACGATCAACTGGCCGCGCACCGCCGGTTGCTGGAAGGCCCGCCCCGGCAACAGACCGCAACGGCCCCCGCCCCCGTCGCGATGCCCCCGGCAGCCCGCACGGAGGCGCAACCGCCTTCACGGCCAGCGCAACTGCCCATACCGGCGCGGTACGTCAACCCGGCATCCGCCGGGTACCATTCGAGCCGGGCGGCCATGGCCGGGGGCGACACGGGGCAATGGTCGCCCGTCGCTCCGTCCTACGGGGCGAATCCCATGAGCCGCGTCGCGCGGACATACGCGGAAGTCAATCCGAACGTCGTCGGCCCGGACCCCTATGCCGCATGGGAGCCGCCGAGAACGGGGGCTATTGTCAGGCAGCCCATGCCTAATCCGGATCATCTTGCGAGACGACGCGAATATTATTGAGCCGGGATCATTTGATGAATGTTACCGGTCTTCCACTACTGTCTATTGCACGAACGGGTCTTTGCGATTCATTGTAAAAATACTGTTCGGGGTTCGCCTCCAAATCGCTCAGTTGCTGCTTTTTATTGGAAATCATGCGGTCAAGATGTTCAATGTGCATCTTGTCGCTGCTCTTCGTGTCGAAGCGTTGCTTCTCAAGACTTGAGATTTCTCCCCTTAGACGGTTCTTTTCAAGCGTCGCGCGGTCGGATTGAGCAAATGAGGCGCAGACCGCCGAACAAAGCACGAAAATGCAGGCCAGCAAAACGACAATACATTTCTTCATGATGCTTCTCCGGTTGTTCGGGTTGATGTGGTTCGAACGGATGACATGGACACCATAAAATAATCGGTACTCCAGGCAAAAGCTTTAATCCCGGTCATGGCGGCCGGGATTTTTATTTTGACGGAGGGTGAAAGTGCCCATCACGTATGACGATTTTCTGCAAGGGTACGACGCGATCACCGGGGCGCGGCGGGCGGATGCCGCTCCCGTCCTTGCCCCGCCGGAGCCGGAGGCCCCCGGGGAGAGCGCGAGGACTTATGCATCCGCTTCCGGCGCCGTTCAAAGACCGGCGGCCCCTCCGGCTTTCGGCGCGTCCCCGGACCCGATGCTGGAGGAAGTCTACCAGGCGCGGCGGCGCAGAACCGCGCAGGAAAACATGGAGAAGCGCGGAGAGCTGACGCGGGGGGTGCTCCGGGGCATCGACGAAATGCAGGCGTCCCTTTACGGCATGGCGGGTCTTGCGGGTTCGGCCATGGGCATCGACCGCCTGAAGGACTGGGGCATCGAGGGATACCGCCGGAACGTGGAGGAAGCGGAGCTGAACCCGGCGGCGGTTCCGAGTTTCAGGGACATCGAGGGGCCGGTTTCGGCCTACAAGTACGGAGCGGGAAAAGTCGGGGAGCTGCTCCCGAGCGTCGCCGAAAGCGTGGGCATGGCCCTTTTGGGAGGGGCGGCCGGGACAGCGGTGGAACCCGGCGGCGGAACGGTGGCGGGCGCGGCGGCCGGTTTTCTCGGCAAAACAGCGCTCAAGAAGTCCATCGAGAAGATGGCCGGGAAAATGGTCGCCGAGGGAATTTCCAGGGAAGCCGCCGAACGGGCGGCATCGAGGCTTGCCATGCGCTCCCTGGGGGGCGCGAGCGGCGTCGTGGCGGGGACTTTCCCGCTGGAAGCCGGGGGCAATTACGCGGAAGCCCTGGTCGAGCGCGGAGCGGACGCGCCGCTCACGGCGGCGGCGACCGGCCTTGCTTCCTCTTTCCTGGAGCTTGCGGGCGGCAGCTACCGGACCATATCGAAAATCGTGGGCCCGGAGAAAACGGCGCTTTTCAGGAAGGCGCTCGAAAAGGCGGACACGTCCCTTCTCGGCTCGATCATCAAGGAAGCCGGGATCCAGGCGCCGCAGGAATTCATGCAGGAAGCCGGGCAGGAGCTGCTCTCCATCGCCAATCTCGCCGTGGCGGACCCCACCTTCGAGGCGTTCACCGGGGAAAACGCGGCGCGCATGTTCGAGGCGGGAATGGCCGGGGCGGTGGGCGGCGGGGTGTTCGGCGGGATCGGCGGAGCGCACGCGCGGATTGCCCGGCAACGCAGCGCCGCGATGCTTCAAGGGCGAATCGACGAGCTTGCCGCCGTGCCCGAGGAGCAGCGCACGGACGATCAGCAAGCGGAGCTCGCGCAAAAACAGGAAGAGCTGCAAAAACTCTACGCGGACATCGACCAAAGGCCCGTTCCGTCGAGCCGCGAGGAAATCGAGGCCGAACAGCAGTATTGGGACCAGTACGGCCGCAATTTTCCCCCCGAAAGCATCGACCGGGAGGCCGTTTCCAGGCGCCAAGGGCAACTTGCCGACGGCATGGCCGTGCAGGAGCTCTACGAGCGGCAAATGGAGCGGGCGCAACGGGTGCCGGACAGCAGCAACGTGCTCTCCGGGGCCCCGCACACGGAAAGCGCCGGTCCCGTGACGACTCCGGGAAGCGAGACGAGCGACGTTCTCCAGGGGGGAGCCGTGCGCCGGGAGCCGCTTCAACCCGTGGCCAAGTCGGCGGCGGAATCGGCGGGCATCTTTCTGGAAGACTTCAACCGGATGCAGTCCCCGGCGGGAGCCGAACTGTTGCGCGACCGCCTGGCCGGGGAAGCGCTCCGGGGCATCCAAAGGGAAAGCTACGCGGAACCTCCCGCGCCCGTCTTGCCGCAACAGGCGCCGGAGGCGGCGGCAATCGACCGGAAGGCCCACGAGGCGGCGACTTCCCCGTTGAATGAACGGCCGGAGCCGACCGAGGCGCAAAAGGAAGCCGGGAACTACAAGAAAGGCCGGGTGAATTTCCAGGGTCTTGGAATCAGCATCGAAAACCCGCAAGGGTCCGTGCGGTCGGGAACCGACAAGCTGGGGAACCGCTGGGAATCCGAGATGCGGGACCACTACGGCTATATCCTTGGCACCAGGGGCAGGGACAAGGACCACGTCGACGCCTTCATCGGCCCGAACCCGAAGAGCGAGCGGGCCTTCATCGTGGACCAGATCGACCCGGAGACGGGCAAATTCGACGAACACAAGGTGATTCTCGGGGCGAGCGGCCCGGAAGAGGCCGAACAAATCTACCGGCGCAACCATGCCCCCGGGTGGCGGGGCATGGGCGCGATCACCGAAATGGGCATGAAGGAATTCAAGCGGTGGGCAAGAGACCCGAAAAAGACCCGCAAACCCGTTTCCTACAAGGAGGGACAGGCATATGAAGGTCAAGACCAAGGCGGGCTGGGAAGTGCGCTCGGAACAGGGCAAGAAGCTGGGGGGCCCGTACCCGAGCGAGGCGCAGGCGGACAAGCGGTTGGCGCAGGTGGAGTATTTCAAGGCCAAGAAGGCGGGGAAGGTCTAGTAGGAGCGGCAAAAGAACCGTGGCAGATGACGAGAGCCGAACATGCTGCGGTTCGTGGATTTGACGCGGCCAATTTGCCGTCCAATATAAATGAACTCGGTCGAGATGAATTGAGAAAATTCCCAATAGGCGAAGTTGCCCTTGAACATTACGATTCCGTCAAGAATGCCGCAGAGTCAGGGAAACCCGTTCCCGCTGAAGTTCTTGCCGATTATCCCGAACTTGCGGCAAAGCAGGCGCCCGGGGCTTCGATTCCCTACGCCGGTCCGGAGCGTCGCAAGGACCTGGCGGAACGAAAGCGCGTCGGGCAAATGAGCCCGGAGGAAATGCGCCGCGAGCTGCTCACCAACCCCGTGACGGGGATCCCCAACCGCCGGGCCTTCGAGGAGGCCGAAAAGCATCCCGTTCAGGCGTCCATCGACGTGGACGGTTTGAAGTGGGTGAACGACAACATGGGACACGACCAGGGCGACGCGCTGCTCAAAAAAGTTGCCGAGGAACTGCACCGGAGCGCCGATGATACGTTCGAGGCGTTTCACGTCTCGGGCGACGAATTCGTCGCCCACGGCGTCGATGAGGCGACGGTGCGCTCCCGGATCGAGCGGGCGCGGGAGGCGCTCGGGAACGTGAGCATCGAGCGCGTGGCCGAGGATGGAACCATCAAGCGACTGAAAGGACTAGGATTTTCTTATGGAACGGGAAAAGGACTTGAAGAGGCGGAAGCGGGACTCCGAGCCGAAAAAGCTATACGTGAGTCTCTCGGGCTACGAGGACGGCGTGGAGGTAAACCTAAAGGACTGGTTGAAATCCCTGCCCCCGGGCGGCAAGCTGAGGATACTGGTGAACGGGAAGGAACTGTAGCGCAGACGAAGCCCACTGCGACCGGCGAGGCGAAGACCGTCTACACCCCGAAGGGCCGGCCGATTCGCGTGCGGTTTGCGCTCGAAGAAATGGAAAACCTTCGCACCTCGCACGATATCTCGGGCAACGTCAACGAGCGTTATCCACGGGAACTCCAGCCCCGTGACCGGGAACGCGCGGCGTCCAAGCTCCAGATCCGGCAGATGGCCGGGAACCTCAATCCCGAACTGCTCGGCGATTCCGCGAAAGTGAGCGACGGGGCTCCCATCGTCGGCCCGGACCACGTGGTCGAGTCGGGCAACGGGCGCACCATCGCCATCCGGGAAGCGTACCGAACCGGCAAGGCGGATGCCTACCGCGCCTGGCTGAAGGAAAACGCCGGCAGGTTCGGGTTGAAAGCAATCGATATCGAGAGGATGAATCACCCCATTCTGGTCAGGATTCGGGAAACGCGGGTGGACCGCGCGGAGTTCGCCAGGGAAGCCAACGAGGCCGACATCGCCGTCATGAGTCCCGCCGAAACGGCCATGGCCGACGCGAAGCGCATCAGCGACGAGCACATGGAACTTTTGAAAATCCCGGAGAGCGGGAACATCTTCGCCTCGTCCAACCATGCTTTCGTCAGGCAATTCCTTCAAAAACTCGGCACCCAGGAATCAGCCCAATATCTCACCAAGGACGGCGGCTACACCAAACAGCTCGCGGACCGCATCCAGGCCGCCGTTTTTGCCAAAGCCTATTCGGATCAGCGCCTTCTTGCCCTTATGGCCGAAGAGGCCGACCCTGATATAAAGAACATCGTCAACGCCCTCAATATGGCCGCTCCCGACTTTGCGCGCGCGAGAGCGCTTTCGGAGGGCCTCTATGAATTGGACGTCACCCCGTTCATCGTGGAGGCGGCGAATCTCATCCGTAAATCCAAAGCGCGGAATCAGTCTCTTGCAGCCTTCCTTTCGCAGCAAAACATGTTTCACCGGGCGCATCCCAATGCGATCGAAATCGCCCGGTATTTCGATGCCAATAAGCGCAGCGCGAAACGAATGGGCGAAGCCATGCAATTCATGGCCGGGACCATTCGACAAGAGATGGAAAAATCCCGGAACATGCAATTATTCCCTGCGAAGAAGATTACGATTGCTGATATAATAGCCGCTGCAAAAAGACGGATGGAGGAACAGTATGGACGAGAAGAAAAAGGAGCCCGGCTTGGCCTCTTTGCGGGAGCTTCTGGAACTGGCAACCGAGGCGGGGAACCGCCTGGACGTGGACGAGCCCTTGTTGACGATGCCTCCGGAAGAGACGAAACACTAGAGGAAGGCGATGAAGTCAGGGAAACGAGAAGGCAAAGAGAGAAACTGGAATCTCTTGGGCAGCAAAGGCTCGCCTTTCCGGAGAGGAAAAAGGCGGGTGAGGTACGTGCAACTGAATCAAGACCTCGTGGAACCCCTTCCCTGCCAGAACCAGGCCCCGTACAAAGTGGAAAAATCAGAGACCTGAGAGATTTCGCGCAAGTCTTGAGGCACCACACCTCGGAAACCTATCTCAAGAAACCCCACATGTGGTTCGGCATAGGCGCTCCGCCGACGCTCAACGTGGACGTCGAGACGATCACCCCTCAAGGAAGGCTCTCGCACGTGCCGTACCAGTACGACATGGATGCGGGGCCGGAAGACCTGGCAAAGATCAAGGAATGGATCGGCTCCACGCTCACCTGGAGAAGCGCAAGAAAATTCCTGCCCCCGGATGAAGCCGAAGCGTTTCTCGCCGAGGCTGGAACTTCCCGAGACAGAGGCGGCCTTTTGGCCGCCTCTTCCTTTTTCGGGGCAACTCCCGGAGAAACCGCCGGTCCGCCGACGCCCAAGATCGAGGACATGGGCGAAAAGATCGGGGGCGCCCGCAAGGATACCGCCGCTTCGCGGGGGACCCGGCCCGCGGCGGCAAAACCCGAACCCGAGGCGCCTTCATGGCAAAGACGGTTCGTTCCGGTCGAAAGCCTCGACAGGTCCTGGGCCATCAAAGACACCCGGACCAACAAACTCGTCAAGGAAGGATGGAAGCCGAAGACTTTCGCCTCACGGGCCGAGGCCGAGGCCGCCGTTCCTCTTGTCGCGGTGTCGCAAAAGCATCGGGTCGTTTCCACGAGCGCGGCAAAAGGCGAACCTCCCCAATTCGAAATATGGCGCAAAGTGACCGACCGCAAGCGCGTCAAGGTCGTCGAGCAACGGTTCGGTTCCCGCGAAGAGGCCATGCGCTACATGGCGACGCACGCCGAAGAGATCCTCGCGGTCAAGACCGGTTTTGGCGAGGAAATTCTCGCCCGGCCCGAAAAGGTCGTGAGGACCGGAGCGGCGCGGCGCGAGGGGAACGTCGCCGGCGGGGACTTCATGGACGCGTTCGGGTTTCGCGCCGTCGAATTCGGCAACTGGAACAACCAGGAAGAACGCCGGGAAGTCATGAACCACGCCTACGACGCCCTGCTCGACCTCGCGGACCTCCTCGCCATACCTCCGAAGGCGCTCAGCCTCAACGGGGATCTGTCCCTTGCGTTCGGTGCCCGCGGTCACGGCCTGACCGGCGCCAAAGCCCATTACGAGCGCGACTACGGCGCCATCAACCTGACCAAGATGAAAGGGGCCGGAAGCCTTGCCCACGAATGGTTCCACGCGCTCGATCATTACTTTGCCCGGCAAGGCGGAGAGGCCAAGGCCGAGAAGATCAGAAACGAGCGCGGGGACCTGGTCTATTCCGCCTCGACGAGCGCCGGGAAGGACATGGCGAGCCATGGTTTCAAATACGATACCAAGACCCGCAAGGAACTGGCGACGGCATACGAAGCGCTCGTCAAGACCATGTTCAAGAAGGCTGAAACCTATGTCGAGGACACGCAACAGGCCGAAAAATTCGTCGGGGGCGCAAGGGACAATCTCCGGAGCGTTCTAAACGACGTGCGGCGCGACCTCGAAACCGACTACACCCGGTACAAAAAGCGCGGGGGCAAGCCGGCGGACGCCGAACAACTGGCTTCGTTCGACGTGCTCGCCGACCGCCTGGTAAACGGCGAAGACCTCCGGACCGAATTCCGCATGAACCAACCCGGAAACGTCCCGGCAAGGAAAAGAGGAGCATTTTCGGGCAGGCACACCAACGACACCCTGGAAGAGATGAGCGCTGTTTTGAAAGCCGTTCGCGGCCGCAGCGGTTTCGATTCCGAACATAAGGGCCCTCTCGACCGGGTGCGGCGCGGCATGGCTCTCTACGCCGAGCGAATCAAGATGCTCGAGGACGCGAACAAGGGCGCGGAGAAGATCAAGCAGGTCCCGACGAGCTTCGCCATGGAGGCAAAGAAAATCGACCAGGGCCGGGCCACCGATTACTGGACGACGCCTCATGAAATGGCCGCGCGCGCTTTCTCCGCATACGTCGAGGACAGAATCGCCGAATCGGGGGCGAAAAGCGATTTCCTCTCCTACGGCGCCGACAACAGGTTCTATCTTCCCGTGCGGATTCGGCCGTTTCCCGAGGGAGCCGAACGGGCCGCCATCGGAAAGGCGTTCGATGATTTCGTGAAGGTCCTGCAGACCAGGGAGACGGAGAAAGGCGTCGCGCTCTTTTCTCTTTTGAGAGAGACACGAGTGCCCGTCAAGGATTCCATCTTCAAATGGCTCAAGATCAAACCGGGGAATGTCTTTGCCGATTACGCCGCTCTGCATAGAAAGCATCCGGAACAGTTCAAGAGTCCGGAGGAAGTGAAGGTCCACGTCGAACGCGTGCTGGATGAGCCCAGCATGGAAATGGAGGCAACAAAACCCGAATACACCCTGCTCGTCAGGAGGAACGGCGAAGACAAAGCCGCCGTGGTGGAATTTCGACTGAAAGGAGGAAAGTACCGGGTAAAAAGTGCCTATGTAATGGATGCAGGCCAGCTTGAACTAAAAATTGCAGATTTGAAAGCGCGAGGTGGGCGCGTATCCACCAATCCTGCGAACCCGACGCCGTTGAGTCAACAGCCGCTCACTCAGGGTGCTGGCACGCCTTCCGACGTGCGTTCGCGCTTCCAAATCAGTAAGAAAAACATACAACAATTTCAGGGGATTGTCAACTCCATTGCACGAAAACTCCCCGGCGCCCCCCGGATCGAGCCGGTCCGGTCGGTCGAGGACCTGCCGGCGCACGTGGCGGAAGAAGCGAAGAAAAAAGGCGGCGTTCCGGAGGCGGCCTACGACCGGGAAACGGGCGCGGTTTATCTCGTCGGCGAGAACATCCCGACGCCCGAGCGGCTGCAGGAAGTCCTGCTCCATGAGCTCGTCGGGCACCACGGCGTCGAGGCGCTCCTGGGAGACCGACTCCGGCCGTTCCTGAAGGAAGTCTTCCTGCTGTACGGCAAGAAGGGTCTCCAGGAGATCGCGGACCTCTACGGCTTCGATCTCGGCACCCAAGAAGGCAGGATGAACGCCGCGCGGGAAAAAATCGCCCGCATCGCCGAGACCGGCGAGAAACCCGGCTTCCTGAAGAAACTCTATGCGGCGATCCGGGAAGCGCTGCGCAAACTCGGGTTCACGATCGAGCTTTCGGAGAACGACATAAGAAGTCTTGTGGCGCGGGCCGGGCGGGCAATGGAATCGGGCGGCGCTCTCGGGCCGGGCGCTCAAGGCAAATTCACCCCGCGGTATTCGCAAGCCGCCCCCATGTTCTATTCGCAACTTCAACGGACCCTGCTCAACAAGCTTCCCGGTTCCGGCAACCCGGCCATGTTCAAGGCGATGATCGATTCCTGGGCGAAGAAGGGCGAATTCAAGGCCGAGGAACTGGAATGGTCCGGCCTGCGGGAATGGCTTGCCGAGAGGAAAGGCAAGATCGGCAAGCAGGAGATCCTCAACTTTCTAAGAGAAAATGAGGTGCGGATTGAAGAGGTCGAACATTCAAGCCTTTCGACGCTTTCCCCGGAAGAGGAATCGAAACTCAAGGCACTCCAGTTTTTGAATGATATCGGAGGTCTTGAGGGACAAAACGAGCAGGAGTATCTCAGGTTGCGCGCCAAACGCGATCGTGTCGAATCCACCAAGTACGACCGATATACCCGGCCGGGCGGCAACTACTACCGGGAATTGCTGCTGACGTTGCCGGATCGAACGAGTCTGGGAACGAAGGAAATCCAGGCACAGCTTTATATGATGCGTTCCTTGCACATGGAATTCAGCGAGGAATATCGTCAACTTGTGCGGGAATTGCAGGAAGAGCCTTCCCCGCCCTATCGTTCCACCCATTGGGACGAGTCCAACGTTCTTGCCCACGTCCGCTTCGATGACCGCGCCGGCCCGAACGGGGAAAGACTGCTCCATATCGCGGAAGTGCAAAGCGACTGGCACCAGGAGGGCAGAAGGAAGGGATATGCCGATGTTCCCAACGCCCCGTTCAAGACCACCTGGCCGATGCTCGCCATGAAGCGCATGATCCGCTACGCCGCCGAGAACGGCTATGACGGTATTTCCTGGGACCCCGGCAACGTGCAGGCGGAACGGTACGATCTGAGCAAGCAAATCGACGTGGTTTATGCCGGACAAGATACCATGGAACCCGGAACATATAATGTCAGCCTCGAAAAAGACGGGGATATCGTTCACAGCGAGGAGGCCATGTCTCCTGAAGCATTGGCGGATTTCATCGGCAAGGAACTGGCGCAAAAGATCGTTGATCAAGCTGTTGCGCCGGGAAAAGAAGTGGAATTTCGCGGCCTCGATCTCAAAGCCGGAGGAGAGGGCATGAAGGGCTTCTACGACAAGATCCTCCCCTCTGAGGTCAACAAATATGTCAAGAAGTGGGGAGCCAAGGTCGCAGAGACAAGCATCACGACCGAGGGGGCCGACACCGTGCATTACCTCCCGGTGACCGGCGCCATGCGCGATGCGGCCATGAAGGGGCAGCCGCTCTTTTCCATGATGACCCCGGAAGGGGAGTTCAAGACATCCTTTTCCTTGAAGGACGCCGCCCGCACCGAGCTTCTTTCGACGACCAAGGCCGCGGTCGACCGCGTGAAGGGCCGGACCGAGACCGGTTTTCTCGGGCGTCTCTTCATCACCGCCGAACACTGGAAGCACAAGGTCGGGAAGGCGATTTTCGATGCGGCGCAGGGCCGCGAGGAAGACCGGCACCAGATCATGAACGTGATCCTGAAAGCCCCGGAAGTGGCCGATGCCTTCAAAAAGATCATGTTCGAGGGGAAGGACTGGTGGACCCGGCAGAAGGGCTACGATCTCTACGACCAGTCCGATGCTCCCAAGCCTTACCGGGACGCCGCCCACCATATCGACGCCATGGACCGCATGAACTGGAAATGGACCGTTCACAAGGACGCGGACGGCAACCCGGTCTACCAGAAAGACGCCAACGGCAAAATCATCGAGCCTTACCGCGACAAGCTCCTGCGCGAGAGAAAAGTATCGAGGGAAACCATCGCGGTTATCGATAAGGCGCGCGAAATGCTCGATGCCGCTCTCGATCTCCAGCGGGCCGACATCCGGGAACTGCTCGATCATTACGAGAAGGCCGGGAAGCCCGTTCCGGTCATCGGAACGCAAAGGGACGCGGAAGGCAGGCCCCGCCAGGTGACCCTCAAGGATCTCTACAACCAGATGGGGTTCCTGAAGGGCTCCTATTCCCCGCGCATCCGCGAGGCGGGAGACTGGTTCATTACCTCGCAAAAGGGCGGGGAGCGTTACCGTTTCCATCAACCCTCACGCCGCGCGGCCTACAAATTCATCGAACGGCTCAAGCGCGAGGGACACAAAAACATCGGCGAACCGCAACGGATCGAGCGCCTGCCCGAATCGGTCTACCAGGATATTTCAATCCCCGACATCCAGGCCGCCGTGGACCGGGCCGTCCGGGGCGCCGATCTCGACCCGGAAATCGCCGCCAGGCTCCGAAAGGAAGTGCTCGAAAGCGCAGCGGACATCCTCAAGGAACGCGGCTTTCGCGCCCACAAGATCCAGCGCTCCGAAGGGGACGTGGTTCGAGGCTACATCACGGACCCGCTCACCCGCAACCTCATGTACGCGCAACAGACGGCGGGCGGCATCGCCAAAAGCAAGGCCGCATCGAAGATGTTCAAGGCGCTCATGGGCGAATACAGGACTTACGAGCGCGAAGGCGACGAATGGGTCCTGCGGGATGACGCCGGCGACGTGACGAACGCGATTCCGCTGACGGCAAAGGAGCTCGAATCGGAGCGGCAAACGAAATCCGTTCATGAAGGGGGCATTATCCCCGAGAAGGAACCGGAACGGTTTGATACCTACTCCGAGTACATCCGGGAAATGCTGAGAAACCCGGATGCGACCGACCGGTTCATAGCGTTCGGCAAGTCCGTCGTGAGCTTCAAATACCTGGGCCTTTCACCACGAACCGTTCTTGCAAATGTTACAGCACTTGCAACCACCGTTCCTCCCGCGCTCCACGAATACGCCATGGGGGGCAAGGGGAGCCTGCTCAAGGTCGGGAAGGAACTCACCGGCGCAACGCGGGATTTTGCCCGGGTCATGACCGGAAAGCAGCTCGAAAACGCCGATGAACGGGCGTTCATGGACCAGGTGAAAGGCTCGGCGAACCTGGAGCAGTTCACCCGCGAGGCGATGGCCGACCTCGCGGGGGCCTACGGGCGCTCCTGGCAGGTCGTCATGGACAAGGCCATGTGGATGTTCCGAAAATCCGAGGAATGGATCCGGGGCTCCACCATGCTGGCCGGCTACCGCCTGGCACGGGAGCGCGGCCTTTCTCACGAGGATGCCGTGGACGCCGCCATGAACGCGAGCAACAAGGCGCACGGCATTTACGGCAAGGCGACGATGCCCATATGGGCGATGGGGAGCAACCCGGCGGCCAAGATCGGCCAGATGGGCTACACCTACGCCAAGTTCGCCCACAACTACCTGCAGACCCTCCACGACCTGGGAGCGAACAAGCGAAACGTCAAGGCGTTTATTTTCGCGTTGCTGTCCCCGGCGGTTCTTGCCGGATCGTCGGCCATGGTCGCGGCCCCGATCCTGCTGGAAATCGGCAAGGCCATGATGCGGGCCGTGGGCGATGACCGGGACCCCGAAAAGATGGTCTACGACGTGATCCGGGAAAACCTCGGCGGGGAGGCGGAGCGGTTCGCCCGGTTCGGGCTGCTCGGCGCGGCCGGGATCGATCTTTCCGGTTCCCTGGCCGTTGGGATGCAGACCCCGCGGACCCTGCTCGACCTTACCGGGGCGTTCGGGGGCGTCGTGGAGGACATCGGACGCGCCGGGCACTACCTGGCGACCGGGCAACCGGGGAGAGCGGCCGAACGCGCGGCCCCCGTCGTCATGGGAAATTTTTTGCGGGCCATGCGCGAATTGAACGGGGCAACGACCAGCGACGGGAACCGCGTTTGGGACGAAGAGGGAAAGCCCTACATCCCGACCGGGGGAGAAACGGCCGGGCGCGTGCTGGGGTTCAAGTCGGGCAGGCGTGCGACCGTCGAGGCCCGCGAACGGGAATCCAGGCGCGAGCAGGCGAAGTTTTCGGATCGGCGCAAGAACATCTACGAGGAATACCGCGCCTACCTCTCCGACCCGGAACGCGACCCCGAAATGCTGCGGGACGTCCTCGACAAGGTGGAGCGCTACAACGCCTTCCTGCTCGAACACGGCATGCGCCGGATCGTTCCGCTCATATCGAGGGACTCCATGCGGGACCAGGTGAGGAAGATGCTCCGCCCGAGCGGGCGGCGCATGGAAATCATCGAGAGCTACCGGGAAGAAGCTCAAGGAGAATGATCCATGGCCATCAGCATCTACAGATCGACGGACCCTTCGGCCCCGACATTGGCGAATACGGCCGGGGCATTGATCGCCATCCTCGATGCGTGCCTGGTGAACGGGTACGGCAGCAAAGCGGCGCTCGGCTGGACCAAGGAATTCAGCGGCACCAACCTGGCCACCTACCGGGCGGCCGTGGGAAACCGCCTCTATCTCGGAATCGACGACACGGGCACGAACTCCGCCAGGGCCCGCGCGTTTTCCGTCGCCACGGCAGCGGGCGTCGCGGTGGGGTCCGGGACCAACCCGTTCCCGACGGACGCTCAACTGTCGGGCGGTATGTACTTCAACAAGGCGGCCGGATCGAACTACCCCTGGGTGTTGGTCTCGAACGGGAGGATCTTTTACCTCTACGTCGATTACTCGAACAACGGGAACGCCGGAGTGGTCAGTTGCTTCGGGGATTTCGTCAGCTACAAGACATCCGACGAGAACGGCACCGTCTTGATCGGGTCGAACGGCAGCACAAACAGTAGCGCGCAGTTCCAGAACTTCAAGAATGCCACGAACGCGGTCGTTCCCGCGCATTACCTGTCGCAACGCTACGACGGGGCCGCCTATTCCATCGCCTGCGGCAAGACCCCCATGTCCGGGCTTACGGCGGCGGCCGAAAACATGATGTCCAATACCGCAAACTATCCGCTCTACCCGGATCCCCTGCTGGGCAGCATGTTCCTGACGCCCTTCTATGTGACCGAACCGGACACCACCGGCACGTACGGAGTGATTCGCGGTCGGCTCCCCGGTATTTGGGCGGCGTGCCACAGGTACGCTCCGTTCACGACGGGCGACGTCGTCAGCGGCGATGCAAGTTCCAACGCCAACGGAAAGACCTTCGAGGTGTTTCGTATCTATAACAGTTGCGTCCTGATCGAGACCAGCGACACATGGGACGCGATCAACTTCAGATGAGGGGTGAAACGTGGCGGACTTCGGAGCGATCGGGCATTTCAACCGGGTCTTCTGCGAGTATCGAGCGCCCAACCTGCGGCTCATGCGCGGGGACTACACGCCCCTGAACCACGGCGCGTTCATGGAGAACTTCAGCCAGAACGTTTCCTTCGTTCATTCGGGAACGCTTTCGGGCACCGTCACGGATTCCGATGAAAACCCGGTTTCCGGGGCCTTGATCGGCCTGTACGACCGCGCGTCGATGCAACTCATTTCCATGACGAAAACCGACCCGGCAGGCGCCTACGGTTTCACGGCGCTCCGGGGCGTCGCGCAATACTTCGTGGTGTGCCTCGATCCGAGCGAGACCGCGGACGGGCGAATCCATGACCGGCTTACTCCGGGGAGTTGACCGGTGAGCTACACGCCTCCGGCGGCAAACGCCGTCGATTTCGTGCTTTCCGGCACCTACGCGCCTCCGGCGAACGATGCCGTGGATTTCGAATTCGCATCCGATTCCATGCGCTACGCCTCCTGCGCGACGGCATGGAAGGTGCTGGGCGCGGGAGCGCTCGATGCGGCATGGAAAATTCGCGCGGCCGCGGAAGGGGCCGTTGCCTGGCGGGTGCTGCGCGAAGCCGAGCGGGAAACCGGCTGGAGGGTTTTCGATCTCGCGGCGTCGAGCGCCTCATGGCGGATCCGCGCCGTGTCCGAACGGGGCCTTGCATGGCGCGTTCTCGCATCGCACGCTGTTAATACGGCATGGCGGGTGCTGGGCGCCGCCCCGGTGGAAACGGCCTGGCGGGTGCTGACCGATGTCTCCCGGGGCGTCTCCTGGAAGGTGCTAAACGATGCCTCGGCCGACACCGCATGGCGGATATTCGGGATTTCCGTCTCGGAATGCCCGGTTTCCTGGCGAGTCGCAACCGAAATCCGGGCCGATGCGGCATGGAGAATCAAGGCGCTCGCGCAAACCGGCGCGTCATGGAGAGTGCTCGATGCGATCATCCGGGAAATCGCGTGGGAGATCGTCGCCTTCATCCCGTTCGGGACGCGCAACAAGGCTGCGTTTCACGCAAAGCCCGTGGAATTCGTCTTTCCGGCGGTCTCCCGGCCCTTCCTCGCAAGGGCGAGACCGGCGGATGAGTTCGTGTCGGTCGTTCGGACCGAGCCCTTTTCCTTCGACGTCGTTGCGGTCGAAATCCGGTTCGACGCGGTGAAGCAACAATTCGTCTTTGCGGTAAAACCCAAATCATGAGAGGGGAACCCGATGGCAGCTCTGATTCAGTTCTTTCTCACGGGGGGAGCCGGGAACGCGGACCCCAACGCCTCGCTTGGCGGAACGCGCAGCGCCACGCAGGTTTCCGGGACGGCGATGAACAACCTCTTCGACGACGTTTCGCCGGCGGAGGCGACGGCCGGGGACGTGGAGTACCGGGCAATCGATCTCTACAACGCAGGCGACGCCGAGGCCCAGGCGGTGACCGTCCATACCGATCCCGACACGCCGAGTCCCAAGACCGAAATCGATCTCGGCCTCGAGGCCGGAACGCAAACCGTTCCCGACGAAAACACGGCGCCGTCGGGAGTCGCCTTCGCGCACCACACCCCGGGGGCCATGCTGTCCGTTCCGAACATCGCCGCCGGTTCGGCCCAACGGCTGTGGCTCAGGCGCACGGTGCAGGCGGGGGCCGTCAACCTCAACAACGACGCGACGGCGATCAAGGTCCAGTATGCGTAGAAATAATTCGGATATTTCCCGGTCGTCGCCATGGCGGCTTTTTCTTTGCCCTGCCCCGTTCTTAATTCGGACATTTTTCATAACTCGGATTTTCGATTTTATTTTACTCGATTGAGCAAGGGGGTTGGCATGAATTTCGATTTCGACGAGGCAAGGATCCGCGTGGGCGAGAGCACCGATTCGTGGGGCCCGTACGTCTTTTCCTTCCGGGGAGCCCTGCCGGACCCGGCCGGAGACCCGATCTCGAACGTGATCGTCAAGAGCTTCCTCGGCGCGACCGAAACGACCGGCGACCTGATCGACGGGGCTCCCCAGATCGTCTCCCCGGCCGTGCGGCTCAAGTTCAAGTACCCCGGTGAGAGCCGGAAAGGCAAGCACGTGCTGCGCTTTACGGTGACTTTGGCGGGGGGCGGGGAGAACGGGTTCGAGTTCGGGTATGTGGAGGTGGAGTAAGCCGCCGATAAAAGTGCTGTTCGCCTCATACCCTGGTATGGCATTCAAATCTCTCCTTTTGTTCACAACGTTCTGTCTATTCGAGCCTTGCAGCTTCTGCGGCAACGTGGCCGGCAAGCGAAGTGATAAAAGTTCTGAGGTTCGTCATGGAAGACATTCCGGAGAATTCGCCCCTTGTTGCTGCGGTGCGCGGCGAAGTGAGGAGGGATGCTGTCGTATAGAGCTGTTCCTGAACAAGTTTCTGACAGAGAATGTCGTAGCGCTTGAGGTAGGACGCCCCCACGAATTCTTTGAATACAGGGAAGTGCGGCGATTTTTCCTTGACCGGCGAGCGAGATTGCGGAGCATCTTCAACTAACATCAGCCAGCCGAGAAAGGGGCGCGGCTGTTTGCCGAAAGCCTCTTCCCGGTAGGCAGTCCAAAAATCATGCGCCGTCCCGATGGCTTCTTCGGTACGGTTGTTAAAATTGTTCCCGAAGGACGGGCCAACCTGACTTTTCATTTCGATGGCCGCAATCAGCTCGCCCTTGTGTATCACGAGAAGGTCCCATAATTTGGTTGGCCGGAAGTAACCCGGCAGAGTCAACACGGCGCGCTGTTGATGGATATCGGCATGAGCAAGACCGTTCGCCCGCACGATATCGAGTACCAGAGCAATGAAGCCGTCCATGTTTTTGCCTGCCGTGACGCCCGCCCGCTCCCCTTGATCGGCTTTTCCCGACTCGATTTGCTTTAGTCGCGCGGCTTCGCGGTTTCCCCAGAAGGCTTGCACGGCCTCGCGGGCCTTGCGTTCATAATCGACAAGATCAAGGGCCATTTATTCTCCATTGCCTCCGAGAGCCGCTCGTTCATCGCGGCTCAGTCCATATAGCTTGAAGGCGGCCCGGTTGCACGCCTGCAAATCACGCTTTTCGGCCGCCTCTCTCAATTCTTTCCGTAGACCATCGGGTACGTCATGCCAGTAAGGAACGCGAATGCGCCGGAGATACTGCGCCTGAAAACGCAGGAATCCCCCGTGCATTTTGGTCGAATAGGTGGCCACAAAAAGCTTGGTGATATCTGAAAGAAGCACAGCCTGCAAGGCTCGAAGATCCCATGCTTTAGATGTGACGTAGTATAGGTTGTGATGAGGGTAGAGCTTACCTGATTCAAAAACGATGTGAGCCTGGCCCTTTATGTCAGGGATGAGAAGCTTTTTCTGCTTGGCTACGGACGGTGTAATGCGATCGATCGTGCGGTACCAGTTTGCAGGCGCTTTCTGAGCACAGTGTCGCCCTGCAATGATATCCTTTCGAGCCTCGAGATAGCGACGAAGACGTGGGTAGTCTTGGAGATTGACGAGAGGTCCTTCATCCGTGAAGGGATTGATGACGCCTAGCCCGCGCCAGTGCACTTCCCCCGACAGAATATCGCGAGTTGTCACCAGAGGTAGTTTTCGATCCGGCTCAACATCGAGCGCGTCAAAGTCTCCTATGAAAGCCTTGTCGGCACCGGTCGCAACCCCAATCCCCACTTTGCAGGCGACTTGCTCAAGAATTGGGTATTGTCGCTCAAGGCGGCGGATGAGCGCCAACTGATCCGGGGATTCAAGCAACCAAGGCGCAGACCCGTTCGTGACACATGGCAACTCACGCACAGTCCCGCTTTTTGCGGGAAGTTTCTTGGCTCCCAATTCTTCGGCAAGCCTCATCAGCGCAGCGCGTTCAATTGCAGGACGATGCGCAATGCGTGTAGCCCCTGGCTTTTCCCGCGAAAGGATCGTTATGGCCGGATAGGCTATCACCTCTTTATGAAAGGCAGGTGTGTCCACCATATCGACGTACACTTTCAGATGAAAACTCTTGGCCACGAGAGCACGCAGCGGTCCCCCATAGCGGTTCTTCATCCAACGGTCAGCACAGATGAAGCCCAAGCTTCCGCCCTCGGAGAGCATCAAAAGTGAGCGTTCGATAAATGGAATATAGAGGTCGGCCCGGTCGTACATGGTCCGATACCGATTGCGGTATTCAGCCAGCAAGGCGGCGGGGATCATCTCTTGACGCACATAAGGCGGATTCCCAACCACAAAATCGAATTGACCTTTAGGGGGCTCGAGAAGGAAATCACCCTGCACAAGCCAGATATCCGCGAGAGCTGTTGCATACTGTGTGGCAACCCCTTCGCGCTTGATCCGTTCGATAACCTTCAGTCGTGTCGTAGCGAAAGTTTCCCGGTGCAGTTCCACAGCCCTGAGTGCGCCGGCCAAGTCGTCAACAACTACCGTTTGGTGGTTCGAGTTGCGCCAAGAGGCAAGGAGTCGATCCACAACTTGGAGCAGGAAATCCCCTGCCCCGCAAGACGGCTCTAAAAGCTGCTTTTCGTAAAGCGGCTGATCCGCCGTGTAGCCAACAAGATCGAGGATAAAATCGACAACTTCGGTGCGCGTAAAGATAGCGCCCCGGGCTTCGATTCCCCCTTGCGTGGCCAGTGCTTCAACAGCGGCAGACACTCTTGAGGGCTTCAGAAAACCTGACATGACGGGTGCCCTATCTCTCCTCATTGTTAGCGCCGTGAGAAACCACCTCCGCGAGACGCTGAGCGAATTCTCCGCTTGGTCGGGATCTTCCCTTTGTCCCCATCAGGTTGCGCACGAGCTACCTATTCTGCGGACAAGAGCCGCATGCAGCCTGTTCCGGACACAATGAGCTGCAGCGGCCAGCCATCCTGATCAACATAGCGCAGTGCGAGGATGATGACAAACGGGAATTCACTAACCGGACAGAATGTTGTATTTAGATTTGGGAAGGAGAAACGTTTCCCTTCCTGGACACATGCAGGCATCCCACAACACATTGGTGGTCATCATCGCAATGAGTATTCGTACTGAGATGGATAGGCTGTTGAGCTGGTTCCGGGCGTTCCGTTCCCATTTAATGAAAGCCTGGCACCTTTGGCTTGCTCTCTTCCCCATATTGATTGTGTTCTTTCTGCTCTGGAAATATGGAGTTACCGAACCAAGAATACGAACTGCGGGATTAGTACTTCAACTTGCCGGCCTATGCACCGTAGTATGGGGAATTCAGGAAACCCGCATGCTCTTCGGGCGCCCTGCCTGGTTTACCGTAATTCGCCAATGGTTTGGTTGCTTTCCTGCATACCGGCGACAGGCCATATCCGGCAAGGGCAATTATACGATGCCCGCGTTTAAGGTTCACGCCCGTGGTCATGCCTCGGCCAGTGCTAGTCGCGATCCTACCATTGAGACACGCATCGAAGCGTTGGAAAATAATGTATCACACATCAATGACCGAATAACCCAAACTCAGAAAGAAATGGATGATAGATTCCGAGAACAGATTGAGCTCTTCGAGGCGGAACAAGAAACACGCAGGAAGCAAGTTGAAGAGCTTCGCACCAAGCTGGAAATGTCGGAGACTGGCGGTTTACGGATCTCTCTTGTGGGTGCACTGTGGTTATTCGTGGGCGCGATACTCAGCACTGCCGCTCCAGAGCTTGCTGGGTGGCTGAAATGAAACAGGAATCTTTCGTCTGAGAGGGGAGAAATGGGCAAGAAGCCAAGCCGTGCCAAACTCAAGGGCAAGGGACTGCTCAGCAGGCTCACGGGGATTTCAACGCCAGTCGGCGGCCTCAGCTGGACACCACCGGTGGATGAATTTGATATTGCAAGGAAATTACTCATTTTTTTGGAGGATCGGCGTGCCCTGTATTATCCATACAACATTCAGACAGTTCATCATGTCGTTCATTCTGTACTTGCAATTCGCCAGCGCCTCACCGAGGATTTAGAAAAAGTCTCGCGTGAAGACGTTCTCGGAGAATCCCTCTCGGCACTGCGTGCCAGTTGCCGCAAATTCCTGACAGCAATAGGAGGTGACGCAACGCGAATTCACACTAGTGCAGTGGACCGCTCTTTCTCCGAAGCTCTCGGGGGCCTGAGGGCAATCTTCGGTCTCCACATAGCCCGTATCGCTTGTGCCTACGATCTTCAAATTGAAGAAGATCTGAAAGCGATTCTGCCGGCTGAGCCCTCTGTGCCAATATGATTGAGACATCTTCCCCAGGATAAATTAGAGTAGAGGGTGGGGAAGGAAACCATCATGAAAAAAGGTTCCATTATGCCGGTCCGATCTGTTTCTTCGAGTGCCCTGGAGG